TCATCCGATCCTCCTCTTCAAAATTGTCAGTACCGGTCCACGCGAGTCGGTGGCCGACACCTTGTTTGCTGCTTCTATCAGCTGACCAAGCTCCGCGCCGGAGTAGTGACTGGTCACACTGCCGTTCTTATGGCCCAATAACGCCTTGCGGTCCTCTTCAGTAACTCCTGCTGCTTTCAGCCTCCTGCCGAAAGTGTGCTTGAGGTCATGAATGCGTATGGATGCGAACCCGGGGTGTGCCGGCCGTAAGTGTTGCTCCTGCCAGAGCTTCGCCGCGCGCACCCGAGCCTTCTTCCAGGCTGAGTCGTTCATGCGATGCATCGCCGTGCCGTTGTAGGGGAAAACCCACTCACGACTGATACCTCGCTGGCTATCGACTACCGACTTCGCCACGCTGTTCAGCACTACCAGGCGCTCGTCCCGGTTCTTGACCCCAGAGTTTTCATGTCGGCCGCCAAACTCGGCCGGTATCAGAAACACGCTGGTGCCAAGCTCCGGCACGAAGATTTCCCAGTCCCACCTCAGCTTGCAGACCTCTTGCTCGCGGCAACCTGTGTTCACCTTGAACAGGGCCATGCGCTGCAGGTGGTCCGGCAACTCCCCGAAGAGAATTGACTGCTCCTCCCATGTCATGGGGTAGGGCTTTCGGCTCGCCTTCTTCTCTTCCAGCTTGGTCAGCAACGGTACGCTGTCCAGCCAAGGCCTGCGCTCCTCGTCCCGCCACTTCCTGCAAGCCAGCGACAACACGCGAATCGCACGCTCGATCGCGATGTTGATCGTCCGGTTGCTCACTCCCTTCTTTATCGTCCCGTCCGGCAGAACGCTGTCCGCCTTTCGGTCCCGGATGAATGGTGCCAGTGCCTCATCATCGATATGCGTCAGAGGCAGGTGGCCGATGTAGTCATCCAACTGGCCAAGGTAGGTTGCGGTGACCTTGAATGACGGCTGGTCCTTGTGTTCTATCAGGTACCGGGCAGCCGCTGCACTGAAGGTCTTGATCTCGCGCACGCCATACACCTTGCGCAGCCGCATCTTCTCCAGGATGTGAATCAGGTACTGCTCGGCCTCTACCCGGTCAGTAGTGCCAGTGCTCTCTTGAATTCGCTCCCCCCTGTAGACTTTGTCGATTTTCCAGATGCCGTTTGGCATTTTCTGGAGCCCTGTGATTGCCTTTTTGGCCATGGAGTCTCCTTGGATTCCCCGGCCGTACTTCCGCTGCGGGGTCGATTGTTGTCCTGATTGCTGGCCTTTTCAACGGCCATGGCCTCGATGTAGGCGTCAGCCCAGGCATCCAGCTCGAGGCGGTCGAAGCCGATACCCTGTTTCCCGATAGGGAATTCACGGACATGCGGCCTGACGGTGTTCTTGAATTCGTCCTTGCACATGCCGAGGTAGCCCGGCGCGTCTTTCGCGCGCAGGAACCTAGGCTGCAAGGCTGTCGGTGCAGCTGCAGTGGCGTTTGCCATGTGTTTCTCCTGCGGCCAGATCAGGCCGTGAAGTGGTGCCCGACCTTAGCCGCCCGGGCGGCTTCCTCGGTGCGGAACATGATTTCTTTGGTGCCGGGGTGACCCTCAGCCTCGTACTCAACCGATACCCACCAGGCGCCGAACTTTCGGTACGGCTCGCCGAGGATCTTCGTGACGTAGCAGTCGATCAGGTTCATGGATGGTCTCCACGCCGCCGGTGGCGGCAGGTTGGTGGTCAGTCGCAGCTGCTCGAGCTGGAGCCGCTATCGCTGGAGCTGCTGCTGTCGCTCGACGAGTAGCTGCTGCCGCTGTCGTAGCTGCCGTAGTCACGACTGGCACACGAACTGCTCGAGCGAGCCGGATCGGGGCTGTCCGCCAGGTGGGTGGGGTACATGGGGCTGACCGGGCTCATGGGGTTGAGCGGGTCGAGCATCGGGTCTTGCCGGCCGGATGCCGAGCTGTGGCCGTGGGCATACCCGGTCGGGCCGAGCGCGGCGCGTTGTGCTGGCTTCTTCTTGCGCTTAAACAGGCGGGCCAAGAACTTGAACATGAGTCTCTCCATGCCCGCGCATGTCGGCGGGCCTGAGTAGTGGGGAAAGGTTAAAGCAGGTGGGCGCCGGCTTCGAGCAGGCCGTCGCGGTCTTTGCGAAGATCGTCCCGCTCTGTGGCCAAGCGCTGGATCTCGCGGTGCAGGTATTGGGCGATGGATTCGCCGCATCGCAGGTCGCCGGGAATGGCGCGGCCTTTGAGTGCGGCCTCCAGTTCGTGAAGAGTGAATTTCTCGATCACGGCATCAGCTCCTGTGGCACGTTAATGGTTTCGCCGCGGGCGTGGTGCACCACGGCGCGGGCTGCAGCTTCTGCCCGTGTGTCGCCCGGCTGACGGTCCAGCGGATGACCTGACACACAGGCCAGCCAGGGCCAGCTGTATCCTCGATCGATCCACATGCCGTGTTTGTGGACCAGATACTCACCGGTCGCGTCGTCGATAGCTTGACCACCAAGAGGTAGTTGCAGTTGGCCCGCCGCCGCCGGTATTGGGCCGTCTACCAACTCGACGGCCCAGAGCAGCGCTCTGCCGGCAAGGTCGCAGGTTTGCACCTTTATCAGGCCTGGCATGGGATCAGCTCCTTTGGCACTTGGACGGTATCGCCGAGCTTGGCTGCGACATATGCACGGCATAGTGCGATCAATGGGGTAGGCCCGAAGCCGCACCAATCCACATTGCCAGCGACTGAAGCTTCGGCTGGGAATACCTTATCGGCGTACCATCCCCTATCCGCATACGGGCTGAGCTTGATCTTGTGCTGCTCGATCAGCTGCCCGCCAAGCGCCCAGTCTTCCCGCGGGTTGTAGCGCTTGGTGTGCACGATGGCCTCGCCCTGGTACCGGGCGAACACCCGGCAGGGCACGCCGTTGTAGCCGGGCGGCTCCAGATACACATCTAGCCCTTCGGCCTTGCCGACTGCCCAGCCCAGCGCCTCGCCGGCCAGGTCTGCCGTCTTCACGACGATCAGGTAGGTCATGGTCGATCACCTCGAAATGCTCGGCAGCCGGCGGCAATTGCGTCTCCGAAAAGCAGCCATACCACCCAAGCCGCACCCAGCGGGTACCAGACCCAATCCGGCAAGAACTGAAGAAGCCAAATAATGGGCAGGCCGATGGCGAGCACGATCAGGCAGAAGACGATCATGAACAGGTGAAGCCCCAGATCACGCTTACCAGTTCGGCTCATTGCGGTTAGTGCGGCGCGTAGCCGCTCTTTCATTTGGCTCACAGACGATACCTCTCATCAATCCAGCGCCCAGGCGCCAGAGCGGGTGTAGGTTCGGGTTGGGTTTCGTGCGGGGAGAGCTGGCGCTCGTTGCCTGCCACTTGCGGCAGCCATACCTTCACGCAGCTGATGGCGTTGTTGCCCAGCGAGTTCATGACGTAGCAGACGACGCCGCGGGGCTTATCCTCGAAGGACGAGACGCCTGGCGGCAGTTCGGTTGCGCTGGCGCCGGTGGCCAGCAGCAGGAGGCAGAGGGCGAGGCGGGTCATCAATAGTCCTCCCAGTTCAGTCCCTTGATGAAGTCACCGCCGGCGCACAGCCTCTCATCTGTGATGGATTCCACATCCTTGAGGTCTTCAAGAGCGGTCTTCGCACGCTCCATGGCGAGCTGTGCGTGACCGAGTTGGCGCCGCTTCCTGACCTTGTAGGAATGAAGGGCCTTCGCCTTATCCGGGTACGCAAACCGGCGTCCGTACGACGCTTTCAGCACGCGCTTGATGTGCGGGCTCTTGCGGCCTTCGGCCACGCATATCCGGGCTAGGCCAACAAAGCGATAGGGAGCAATCCAATAGCAGTGTTCCGACTCGCGGAGCACGACAAAGCGCTGGCAGACGATGGTCACCCCATCAGGGCTGATCTCGTCGACGTATCGGAAATGGTCCGGCCAAGCCGGTTGCTTTTCTGCAGGCATGACTTCGTCCTTGGCCGCCATATCGCGGCAGTGAATAGAGGGGAGAGGGGTTACAGCTTGGAGTACAGATGTGCTCTTCACGAGCCGCGGCTTACTCGCCCTGGTTGGCCAGACCGTTCAGTCGCTGAAAGGAGGTGCCGGGGATGCCTTGGCCGCGCTCATCTGGTGGCGCATCCTCATCGCGCAGGTCGTAGCGTTTGAGCAGATCGATCAACTGGCGCTGGTCGTGGATGGCTTGGATGCACGGATGACCAGGTAGATTGGCTGGCTTCTCGAAGGAGATCCGGTCATAGCCATTGCCGCCGACATGCCAGGCAATCGGCGCGCTCGGCTCTGCGCTGGCGGATAGGGCGGCGGATATCCTCCGCTTGTCGGGCCAGGACAAGATCGTCTTGCCTTCAAGGTCGCGCAGCAGCGCATCCCGCTCAGCCAGTTGGGCGCGCAGCCTTCCAACCTCGGCGCCAATCTCATCGCGCTCGTCGTTGAGGTTACGAATGATCTGTGAAAGCTGGTCAATCTCGCCGGTATCGAACATCGGCCCAATCGGCGTGATGGTCTTGCCAGTCTCCGCCGCATCCCTCTCTGCCTCTTCTTTGGTCCACCAGAAGGCAGTACCAACCATCCAGGCTATAGGGTCGGGGTGGAGCTGCGGGGCTGGCTGTGGCCGATGAACCGTTACTGTTTCGCCAATCTCCAGCCATGAAGGCAATGTGCGAATCTCCGCCAGGCGCAGCTCAACCTGCGACTGTCCTGGCGTATAGCCGCACACTTTGGCGCTGACCATCTCTGTGTTGCTGGATCGGTTTTCTGTGGGCATGGGTAACTCCGGATCAAGCGGCTACTGCCTGGGATGTGGTGGTCCGCCATGGGTCGTTGGCGCGGGCGAGGGCGGCCATTGGCGGCGGGCTGACGCTGTTGCCGCACATATGCACCTGTTCGGTCTTCGTGAACGGCTTGCCGTCGGCGCCCTTGTCGATGATGTAGCTGGCCGGGAAGCCTTGGGCGCGGTACAGCTCGTGCGGCTGCAGCATGCGCAGGCAGATGTCGACGATGACGTAGGGCGTGCCCTTCACGAAGACGGTGACCAGACCCAGGCGGTCCTTGGTGGTCACTGTCGGTGCCGGCGAGTCGCAAGCGCTGATGTTCTCGGTTCCGTAGTAGCTGATCAGGAACGCGGCGACGCGCAGGGCGCCTTCCTCGTGCTCTGGTGACAGCTTGTATTCGACCAGGGCGTGATGCTCGGCGCCGGCGGTCATAGTCGGCACTGGTTCGTCGACGGCCCGCCCGGTGCAGTTGCGGCGCAGTGTGGCCAGGCTGGCCGTCACCAGGCGCTGTTGGCTGCCGGTGTTGGTCACAGTGGTCATCGGCTCGTCGGCGCCTTTTGCCGGCGTGGTGTTGAAGCCGCCATTGGCCTGCTCGATGAAGGCAGTGCACACGCCCATGGCATGGGCCGCACCTGCAGGCCGCTTGTAGTTGCCGCCGCTGGTGATGGTTGGCACCGGGTCAGTGACGGGTGAGCCTTCGCTGTTGAACCGGAACTTGACCAGGTGTGCCGCCGCCATCATCAGCTCGCCCCGGTTGGCTGCTGTCACAGTCGGCAAGGGGGCGGTCGGGTCGTTCACTCGGTCGGCGCCCTGGTGGGTTGCCGGAAGAACGACGGGGCTTGCCATGGCGAATGATCCGCCGCGGGGCCAGGATGTGACGGTACGCAGCGGCTCGTCGGCAGACTGGGCCAGCTCGCCCGACCAGTTCGCGATCGGCACTATGAAGGGCTGGGGGTTGTCCAGCACGAACTTCTTCATGCCCTTGGCCACTCGACGCAGGGTGGCGTCGGCCAGCGCTTTCTTGCGCCCGAAGATGCTCTTGCTCGGCACGCTCCAGTCGATGCAGTCCGCGGCGGTGCGCCACTTCTGCTGGCCCTTGGCTGGATTCTTGGCGTGGGTCGGCTCAGGCCACACGATGGGCTGTCCGTCACAGCGGGCGATCATGAACAGGCGCTCCCGGCTAGTTGGTGCACCAAAGTCGCAGGCCTTGATGATCCGCCATTCCACCTGGTAGCCCATGCCTTCCAGCAGGTGCACGAATCGGCGCCAGGTGATGCCGCGGCGCTTCGGGTCTGGCACGAGAAACTGCTGTTGGACCGGAACGCGCTCGCCGACAGCCGCTACGGTTCCGTCCAGCTTCATCACTCGCCCGGTGGCCTTGTCGCGCTTGGCGATCAGCGGGCCCCACTGCAAAATCTGCTTCACGTTCTCCAGGCTGATGACCCGAGGCTTCTTCTTGCCCGCCCACTTCAAGCCGATCCATGACAGGTTCCGGATCTCGCGCTTGCGCGGCTGGCCGCCGGCTGCCTGGCTGTGGTGGGTGCAGTCTGGGCTCATGTGGAACCAGCCCACGGCACGGCCCTGGCATTCCTCGTCCGGGTCGCCCTCGAAAACGTCTGTGGTGAAGTGGCGCGCCGCTGGGTGGTTGGCGGTGTGCATGCTGATGGCTGCAGGGCTGTGGTTCTTGGCGACCGTCACCGGGCGGCCCAGGCCCATCTCCAGGCCGGTACCGGCGCCGCCGCCACCGCAGAAGAAGTCGACCACGATCTCATCGTCCTGAGGGTCGAAGCCGAGGCCGTACTGGGTTTTGAAGTCGAGGTGGTTCTTTTTCTGAAACGCAGACATGGGCGGTCCTCGCCGGTTGGCGTGAGTCGTTATCGTTGAATAGGGGAAGGCGCTGGCGGGCAGCGCTGGTCAGGCCCGTTCTGCGAGCAGGATCAGGCCGGTATCGTCCGGGTCGTTGCCAAGCATGAGGTCTGGCGTGCGAAGTTCGCGGCTGATGCGGAACCGGTCTAGCTTTCGCGCCACGGAAGGGCTCAATTCAATCTTGTGGCGCGGAGGTTTTAGCAGCTTGACCGCTTCTTCTCGGGTCAGCTCGTGAAGACGATGAATCATCAGCGTCATCGCCTCGCCCTGTTCCTCGATCCCGGCCCACTCCATCAGTTCCAGCAGGGCCTGTTTAGTCCCTGGTCGAACCTTCAAGCGCAGGTCTTCTTCCTGTAGGCGCTCGGCCTTCTCGCGCCGGCGCCGGTCGCGCTCTTGCGGTGACATCGCCATACGGCAGCTCCATGATTCCGCTGGGCGGGATGTGTATGTGCAGCTGGCGGCGACGCTGCTGCGTGAGTTTCTGGATGCGTCTCATGGGTGGCACACCTCAATGGGCGTTTTTTTCGTCGTGCCAGACGGCATGACCACCAGCAGACGTTTGTTTCCTCGGTATACGCCCCAAGGCTGGCCAGTGGATTTGGCCATGGCCGCCGCGTACTTCACGGCTGGCACAGGCTGAGACATGGTGGCGATCATGCCTACTCCCGATTCCGCTGTAGCGGGAAATCAATGCCAAACTCATCAAGGATCCGCACAAGCCGACAGTTGCCGATACCCAGCTCAGACGTGGTCCGGCATCTGGACTTGCCAGCATCACGCATGGCAATGATCTTGTCGGCCAAGTCGCGATCCTCCTGGCTCGGTTCGGCATTTACCTTCGCCGGTTTGGACGGTTTCGGCGGGCTGAAGAACCTGAATCCTCCCCGCGCCGCCACTCCCCAGAGAGCGGTCTTGGTTTCGCCCAGGAATTTTGCGACCTCACCACAGGTCATGGTCTTGGCGAGCTCTTCGATCTGAGCTGTGCGGGCCTTGGCGCGGTTTTTGCGCTCGCCGCCGCGCTCCTGATTGATTGGCTTGGCCCGCTTTGGCTTTGGTTCGGGGTGCTTGCGCTGCCGAAAAGGCACGTATTCGAAGCCCTCCAGCACGACCAGCTGGCCGCCAGATGCGAAGAAGGCAGCCTTCGCTGCCTCCAGGTCGATTGATTGGTTCATGCTCACCTCATGCTGCGATTCCGAGCACGCGATTCATGCGCTCGTCGAGGATTTCGTAGAAGGTTTTCACGCGCTCCGACAGCTTGCGGATCATCGCCTCATCCCGGTAGGCGCGCTTCACGAACAGCGGCATGCCCGGCCAGTAGCAGATGAAGTCGATCCACTCGCGCTCGGACACCCACAAGCCGCCCTGGCACTGGGCGACATGCTCTTTTGGGATCTCGCCACCCAAGATCACGTCGACCTGCAGCTTTGGCAGCTTGGTCTTGATCTCGGTCAGGCCGTTGTCGCCGACCAGGGCGTCTGGTGAGTAGCCAATGCCATGATTCAGGATGATCCCCACCTGGTAGGTCTGGACGTCCTCGCGGTCGCAGTACAGGCCCCGGGCGGTGCCTTCCAGTTCGTGGCCGCGCTCGGTATGGCGATTGCCGGTGAAGGGATCAGCTGCCTCACCGGTGATGCGCTCACCGATCAGGGTGTTCATGTAGGTGAAGGCGCCGGCGCCGAAACCTGCCTCGCCCTTGCCGTTCACCAGCAGGCAATCCAGCTCGCTGCAGGTGATGATGCCCAGGCGCAGGTCCAGCCAGGCCTGAGTGCCTTGCTCGACGTCTGAGATGATCTGCATGGTTTACTCCTGCGGCCGGCTGGCCGATTTAGTGAGGCGGGCTAGCACAACGTCGAACTCGGATTTGTAAACGTTGGCAGAGCAGCCGTATTTGGCCGTGAAGTTGTCGACCAGCACCTGGGTACATTTCTTCAGCAGCGCGTCGAGCTGTGCAGCTTGTCGCGGGGTGATTACTTGCTCGACAGGCTCCTGCGAAGTAGCAGCCCCTTGGCCGTCATCGTCTTCCCCGGTTGTGGTGAAGTTCAGCAGCGCGCCCGCCGTGTATCGCTTCCCATAGCTGACCGAACTGGCAACTGCCTGGACGGCATTCTTGCTGCCGGTAGCATCGGCTGGCAGCAGGATTGATGTCGTTTCCCTATGTCCGTCGCGATGGCTAAGCACACCCTCAACTTCGATGCCTTTTTCGGTGCGTGGGATCCGGAAGGTGAGTGCAAAGCCATGCCTTGCCAGGATGGGCTTCAGCTCTTCGTTGATGTCCTCCCACAGGGCGTAGGTGGATTGGACATTTTTGTACTTGTCCTTGATGGCCCCGCGCTCACGGATAACAGGAAGCTCTTCTTGCATTGCCGCTAGAGCGGCATCGAACGCTTGCTGAGCCTGCTGCGCCTGGTGCTGGCGGTGCATGGCCATCAGTCGCTCCATCTTGTCGATGTCTGCGTTTGGCGACATTGCGACCTGCTGGATGATCTGCAGGATGGTCACCGACTCGGCGGTTACAGCTGGCGGCTGGGATTGGGTTTCTACCCTGGCGACTTGGCTCATGGCGACCTCAGTAGGAAATTGCGATGTTCGGGATCTTGCGCTGGGCGATCAGGGTGACCGCTTGCTTGGCGCACGCTTCAGGCATGCCCTCGGCCATGAAGGCTTCCAGGGCGGCGCGGTTGATGCTGGCTCGGTGCGCCTTATCGGCCTCGCGAGCTTCTTGCTGGCGGAGGATCTCGGCAGCCGCGGCGTCGGCCCGGCGGCGCTCGTCCTGGCGTGCCTGCTCAGCTGCTTCTTCAGCCCGGCGGGCGGCGGCTTGCCGCTCCTGCTCAATCCGCTGCTCGGCGGCAACGCGGTCAGCTTCAGCCCTGATCCGGGCGCTCTCGGCTTGCTCGGCCTGCAACTTGAGCTGGAGGCGCTGGTTCTCGGCTTCGCGCTCTTGCGCAGCGGCCTGGTCAAGCAGTTCCTGCTCACGACGGGCTGCCGCTTCGCGTTCTGCTTGCTGCTGCTGAGCCACGCGTTGGCGCTCGGCCTCGACGGCGGCCTCCTGGGCTGCCCGAATGCGATCCTGCTCGGCGCGCTCTTCTGCTTCGCGGCGCAGGCGGGCCAATTCGGCTTGCTCGGCGTCGTACTTCTCGCGCTTGGCCAGGCCGGCACGCAAGGCATTCAGGACTTTATCCTTCTCGCGAGCGGCTTCAGCTTCAAACTCTTCCCACTCAGGCCCGATCACCACCTCTTCGACAGAAGCGATGCGATCCTTGATGTCCGTCGCCTCCAGAGCATCCAGGCCATCGTCACGATTGCGCAGCCAGTCCAGGCGGTCGTTGTGGCGATCAATGCGGGCGTCCTCGGCGGCCTCCCATTCGGTGAGTGGCCGGCGCGTCTCGTCCCGCAGCGTGTCCATCTTGGTCACGAACTCGCGCAGCTCGGCTTCGACCACCTTCGGCATTTCCTTCAGCCGACGCAGGTAGTCGCGGCCCGGCTTCTCGACGGCGGTCTTCGACTTGCTGACCTTGGCGGCCAGGCTGGCGATGCGCTCGCGGCCCTTGCGGGTGGTCAGGTCGGGCACTTCGCCTTCGACCTCAGCCTTCACCAGGTCGATAAATTGCTTCAGGCCGCCGGCCACGTAGATGGCCGGGGCGTTCTCCTCGCTGATCTCTTCGATCGCGATCAGTTTCTGTTCTGCGGACATTAGAAAACCTCGCGCCTGGCCGGCGCCGTCAGTTGAAAGGGGAAATGCCAGGTCACCCGGATTGGAGGTGCCACCAGGCCCTGGCTGCGGTGGATGATTGCGCGCTCTCGCCGCTTACGCTCCCGAAGGGGTACGGTTATCCCGAAGGCCCGCCGTGTTCGGGTGCGTGTGATTCAGGAAGTGATGCAGCCGGCCCAGGCGCTCGCAAGCATCCAGGCGGTGCAAATGAATAGGGTGGTAAAGCTGCCGCGCCAGAAGGCCCAGCGGCGGGCTTGCTGGCGGGTCATGGCCGAGGCCTCACTGCCAGCTGGCCAGACTTGATGGCCGCAACAACCTCGGGAGGCAGCTTCTGCACGGGCCATTCACGAGGAACGCCAGCGCCGATGATGGCGAGGCTGCGCTCGATCTGCTCGAGCTGTTCGTCAATCAGGGACTTCACAGGTGCTGTGGTCATGCTGATTCCCTCAGTTGCTCAACGCGCTCAGTGGTGGTGACGAAGACCTTGTCGCGGATGCTGTTCAGCGTCGGAAGATCAAAGAGGCTGATCTTCTCGAAGCCTTCGAGCATGCCAAGGACAAAGGTCTGGTCCGGAACTGGGGTTGGCGACTTGGCCAGCTGGCGAAGTTGGGACATCACTTCGCCGATCGCCAGGGCGTGCATCTGCTCGGGGCTGTTCAAAATCCGCACTCCTGAATGTCGCGCTCGCGCTCCTGCTCGGCGGCGACGGCCTTGGCGGCAACCGGTCGCAGCAAGTCGGCGGCAATCTCCTTTAGCGCCTTGGGCCCGCCCACCAGGTAGGTGCAAAGCTCCATGATGAAGCCCTTGCTGCCTGTGCCCAGCCCGGCCATGACCAACTGCCCAAACGCGTCCTTCTGGTCCAGACCGTCGATCTGGCGGTTGTTCAGGTGGTCTTGCACTGCCCGGGCGAAGTCAGCCTGGGTGATCTCGCCGCGCTCGCCGCGATAACCCCAGCTGACCCGATAACCCAGGACCATCTGCGATGCGTGAGTTTCAATCCACTCCGCCTGGGCGGCGTCATCGTCGCTCACCGCCGGAGGCAACTGGTTGTCGTAGTGCCATTGTGCTGCTCGAAGTGCGCCCATGGCGTCCTCCAGGTTGGTTATGCGGCCGCATTGGCCAGGAGCCATGCGCGGGTGACCAAACCCACCGTGAAAGGTGGCCTGGCGCCTGCCTAATGCGGTCGTTTGTGAAGGGAAGGGGGTGCGGGGTGCTGCTATTGGTGCATGGGCAGGCCATGGGATGGCCCGAATCCGTACCGATTTTCGGCGGACTTCCTTGCGGCTGCCGCGTCGAAGATGTTGCTGAAGCTGCCAAGCCATTCGCGCTTGGAGTGCCTGATGATGAACGCGCCGTAGCTATTGCCGCAGCGGTGCAGGCGAACGCCGGTAACGCCCGATGAGTTACGAGCCTGCTTCCTGATGTTCATGTTGTTTTCGCGACGCGAAACAACGCGCAGGTTGCAGAGCCTATTGTCCAGGCCGTCACCGTTCAGGTGATCAACGTCCATTCCTTCGATGTTGGCGCCGTGCATCATTTTGATGACTCTATGGGCGAACATCTGCACGCCGCCAAGACGACATGTCAGGTAGGGGCGATTGGTTGGTCCGCGCATCGATCCGGCCGGGTTGCTGGCAAATCTGCCATTCCATGAATTACAGGCTGCCTGACTCACGAAGTGCTCAACTGGACGATTTCGCCAAGTGAGCGCCCCAGTGTCCGGGCAATAGGAAAGGCACGCGTTCAAGTATTCCTTGTCCACGGCATATCTCCAGATTGAATTCAGAACCGATTCACCCTGCGATGGGGAGCAGGGCATCGGGCCGTCTTTCCGGCTGTCAGGGAATCATTCGTGCAGCGTTGGATTGTCGAGCCCCTTACTTGCCCGCCAGTCATCGACAGATTCGTCGCCTTCCAGCGCGACCCTGGCAGCCATGGTCGCGGCCTGCACAGCCTCCTTGTAAACCTGCTTCCAAGGCTCATCCAGAAGCGCCTTGTTCAGCTCTCCTGCCTCCTCGTTGAAAGCCAGGCCCATCAGGCGGCGTCCAGGGAATAACTTCTGAGCCCGCATCACCTCGCACCGGACCGCGCGGATGAAACACTCTAGCTCGGCGTTCTCGCCATCCAAGTAGTTCTCATGGATGCCGAGGGTGAACAGTGCGGTCTTCAGTCGAGCTGGATTGAAGATCATGTTTCGCGAGTCAGCGTTCTTGTGCAGGTAATCCAGCGCTTCTGCAGGTGTCATCGTCTTGCCCTCCAGGGCGGTTGATTTCCCGGCAGCCACTCGTGGGAATGGCTGCGAGTGAAATCGTCATACTTCGAACAGCTCTTGCTGATCATCAGAGCGGCACCAATGCTGGAAGTAGTCGGCGTTAGCTAGATCTCGCGTCTCTCGAATCGGGGCACCGGGCACATCCCGTGCTACGTATCCGACCGGCCCTTCGAGTCGAAACCTGCCAATAGCTATCGAAGTTGCCTTGTCGTGGATACGTTGGCATTTCTGGCAAATATTCGGTTTTTCCGAATTTCTCATTTCGGCTTACTCCAGTAGATTCCCCCTGATGCGCCCCGCTTGAGGAGCACCGGGGAATCGTCTGTCACTTGTGTGCTTCGGGGTCTTTGACGTGCTTGTCGAACAGCTTCTTGTGGCGGCGAGCGAAGCGGGCCAAGTGGGCAATGGCGATGCCGGTGAACACGGCAATGGTTACTGGATAGAGCTTCACCATTACCAGCAATGCGAGAGGGGCAAGCGACAGCGCAAGGAATGGGTAGAAGAAGCCGCCTTCGCCATCAATGCGCCTGCCGTCGTCTCGCTGATATCCATACCGACAGCAGAACCCTTCGCCGGGGCCGAAGCCTCGATGCTTGTTCACCCACTGGATCAGCGGGTTCCGCCGAGGCGGCTTCGAATCATCCAGCCAAGCCCAAGTCCAAACCCAAGCCCAGCTAAGAAGGTAGAGAGCGAACCAAGCCAGACCAAGCAGCAGGCCAAGCCCGCAAGCCAGAGCAAAATAGTTTTCAAGCTGCATTCCTCATTCCTCGTTCGTTGACTTCCCTGATACCCCTCGCGAGAAGGGCATCGAGGAAATCTGTTTCTCTCTCAGGTGCCGGTCGCTTATCCGGCAAATGCGCTCCCTGCTTCGCTTGAGGTTTGCGCACCGCTTGAGTCCAACGGGTTTTGCCCAGAGGACACCTGATCGCACCAGAGCCCTGTTGGGGTGGTGGCCTGCTATGCCTGCAGGCTCGGCGGTCTTGGTTGTTAAAGAGCGGTGAGGCTTGAGGGCCTCCCGAGGGGCTGTGTAGCGCCTCGGCATGGGCTTAGTAAACGCGATGTTTATAAACACGTCAACACCTTTTGTTTATTTTTGTTTATTGATCGGGAGATAGATCAAATCGCAGGCACAAAAAAGCCCGCGCTAGGCGGGCTTCTAGGGAATATCAGCAGGTCTACTTGGTCAGCATTTCTTTGGTCTGCTTTCCGTCTGCAATGGTCACGATCTTGGCGACCACGCCACCCTGAGGGAGAAGGCCATATTGCGTAGGGGCTTGCCAGGTTACGGTGGAGCTGAGGAAGTAGTTTCCAGGAGGCAGGTCGGTGAAGGTGAAATTGCCGTTGCCATCAGCCTGGGTGTGGACCTGGCCCTGCCTGGCGCGAGGGTCCGGGCTCTCCAGTGTCCTGCCGGCGATATAGCTCTCTGCGTACCACTGCTTGGAGTAGGAGGTCACCGGCAATAGGTAGACGTCGCTGCCTGCTCCAAATTTAACGTCTCCGCCAACTGTGCGCATGAACACCTGCCCAGTGAGTGCCCCGGTGCCAGTTTTCGGAAGCGCATCGTATTCGGCCGCAGGGAAGGGAATTCGCGGGACAGGCGCCTGTCTGGCAGGCTGAGGAATAGCGCAGGCCGACAAGGTACAGGCAAGAGCAATAGACGCAAAAATCTTGTTCATTCGGGAATCAGCTCCAGGAGGCGATATGCCGAATCATAGCACCATGGCGCAAGGCCATGAGCCACTATTGCTGAGTTACCAGAGCACAGAAGACCAGAAGACCTTGCCCTTGATGACGATGTTCTGATCGATCATCTGCTGGGCGGTGTACTCCTCATCGGGATGCTCATCGCGATTGAAGCTGCGCATCCTTATTCCACCACCAGGTAGGCGATACAGCATCTTCACGCGCAGCTGGCCGTCGTGGTCGAGCGCATACATCTTTCCGTCCACCACGGACGTGCTGCCCTGATCCACGCCCACGGTGCTCTTGTCCGGAAGCACTGGCTCCATGCTATTCCCGCTGACAGTCACGCACACCGCGTCGTCTGGCTGTACGCCCTGCTTACGAAGAGTCAGCTTGCCGAAGCGCAGCTTCTGCTTGTGCGACTGCTCCACGACGGTTCTGCCGCTGCCGGCCGACAGCTCCACTTCCTTGAGGAACGGCACATACACCTCGTCATCATCCAGTGGGGTGTCGTCATCCCAGACATCGAACGGGCCAAGCATCTCCGCGTCCGCTGGTGGCGGGGTAGGTGCAAGGCTCATGCCTGACGGATGAGACTGACCAGTTGTAAGCCAATGCTGATCAACCAGCAGCACTCGCGCAGCCTCGAAGATTGCCCGGGCGGGCATGCCGCGCTTGAACCAGTTGTTCAAAACCTGAGGCGAGACCCCAAGAGACTCCGCAACACCTTTCGGTGTGAGCCCCTGCTCTCGCATGAATTGTCGCAGGCGATCGCCTGAATGTTGATTCGTCATAAACGAGAAGTTTACCGGGCTTGCGTTGTTTATTAAATAAACGTATTGTTGAATCGTGTTTATTCGCCCAAGGCGGAATGTTTATGAATCCCACACCTCTGGAACGCGCAATCCACGCTGCTGGATCAGGGAAGGCCCTGGCCGAGATGCTGGGCGTTACGCCGATGGCTGTTTCCTATTGGAAGACCAGAGGTGTACCGGCTCGCCAGGCTCTCCCGATCGAGAAGGCCACCGGCGTTTCTCGGCATGAACTGCGCCCCGACCTCTATCCAGCCGAAGCTGCTTAACCAATCTCATAGCCGCAAGGAGCCACAACAGCATGTACCAAGACCCCAGCCAGAAGCGCGCCATACCGGTGAAGGTTCGTTTCGAACCTGTGCTTGACCGGATTCTCCGGAGGGCTGCGAGCAAGACCCGAATGCAGCACGCCACCTATCTGTACGAAATCATCGAATGGGCCGTAGCCAACGGCGTTATCGAAGAGCTGATGCAGGACAAGCAGCAAGAAGATATCGCGGGCTGAAGGCCCTTTGGAGGCCTAAATGACCGTGCAGCTTGATCAGCTGCCGCCAGATGTGCGGCAGCGAATAGAGGGGCTGATGAGGGCCAATGACTGGGACTTCAACACTGCAATGAATCAGGTGTTCGAAGCAGCTGTTGCCAGTGGCGCTCTTTCAGTGGTTGGCCGCCGTAAGGCCAAAGTCCTGCAGTTGGTGGCCCCAATGAGGGCCTCACCGAGGGACTCTTCAGGGTAGGGCAGAGGCCCTCTCTGAATTACAGGCACAAAAAAGCCGGGATTGCGGCCCGGCTCTCTGCTTCACATAAAACTCTTGAGGTGAATTATGCATCTGCAGGAATCCAGTATACAAGCCCCCTCGAATCTCGCGCCACAAAATGCGAACCACGATTTCGTGGCGCGGACAGTAAATCTGTTTAATTTCGAGGGCTTCGACGTCCGTGTCGTGCTCATTGATGGTGAGCCGTGGTTCTCTGCCAGGGACGTAGCCGAAGGCCTCGGCTACTCCAATCCACAGAAAGCAGTGCGCGACCACTGCAAATGCCTGCGCCCGGTGGGGGTGAACGATTCGTTCACCCTTGGGCCATCGGCAAACATCATCCCTGAGCGTGACGTCTACCGCCTGGTAATGCGCTCCAAGATGCCTCAAGCCGAACGCTTCGAGGAATGGGTAGTGGGCGAAGTTCTGCCCAGCATTCGCAAAACCGGTGGATATAGCGCGCCGGCCCAGCCCGCCGACCTCAGCAAGCTGGAAATCCTTCAGATGGCCTTGGAGTCGGAGAAGGCCCGCGTGTTGCTCACCGTCCAGGTCGAGGCCCAGGCCAAGAAAATCGACCACTTGGAGAACCTGTTCAAGGAAGGCATGAGCCACGTTCAGTTCTGCAAGGGCCTCAATGGGGTCAACATCATGCAGGTGGGCCATTTCCTTGAGCGTCGCAACTGGCTCTACAACGAGAGCAAGTCCGGTACCCGGTACCGCGTCGCCGCCTACGCCCGCGACAAGTACATGACCGAGCACCAGCACGAAGTCACCCCGCACGGGAAAGACGCCTTTATCAGCTACACACCGATCCTGCTGCGCAAGGGCGCGACTCGCCTGTACGAATTGTACCTAGCGGGCGACTTGCCCATGAAGAAGAACTGGGATGGCCTGCACACCCACGACAAGGCCGTGCGGGGTGCAGCATGAGCATCGACATCAAAGAGCTGAAGAGGCTCGCCCGGAAAGTCGCAGAGTGCGAGGACCGGCCTGAGATTGCTGACGAGCACGCCGAAGCTGCCGATGCGCTCTGGCTGCACATGCACTGCCACACCATCCTGGGGCTGATCGAGGAGATCGAGCGCCGCGATGAGAACCCCAATTTCCGGGCAGTCCAATCGGCGCGACAGGAGGCGGAAAAGCTCAAGGCCGAGAACGAGTGGCTGCAGAAGGCACGCATTCCCGCTGGATTCTACCGAGAGCTTCTGGCTCTGCGCGAACTCCGCGACAAGGCCAAGGCCTACGTCGAAGGTTATCTGCAGGACGAAATCGAGGATATCGACGCCTGCGTTTCTGAGGGTCAGCACATAGCTGCTTTGGAGCTTTGCGGCCGGCTTAAGGATGCGTTCGAGTCGTACTGGGATGCGGCCATGACCCAGGAGCGCGGCCAATGAGCATGGAGCTGATGGTCAAGGCCATGAAGACCAAGGTCGGCAATCCGCTGCGCAAGCTCGTGCTCATCAAGCTGGCCGACAACGCCAATGACATGGGCGAGTGCTGGCCGTCGTATCAGCATGTCGCTGACCAGTGCGAGATAGCACGCTCGACAGTGAAGTCGCATATCCGTGAGCTGGAGAAGGCCGGCCTCGTGCGCCGAGAGTACCGCCGTAAGGGTGAGTTGAACCAGTCCAACCTGTTCCACCTGAACCTAGATGGTGGGTTTTCTCCTGCCCCAGGTGGTGGGGCGGCAGATGACCTACCCCGGTCGGCAGAAAACCCAGGTGGGGCGGTGGATGACCTACCTAGGGCAGAAGATGACCTAGGGGGTGGGGCGGCAGATGACCCCAGAACCAGTCACTCTTTTGAAGCAGTAATAGAACCAGTCACTGAACCGGTTGCGACGCAGGCTGAAGCCGTGGTCGCGGAGGGCGTGGTGGTGCCTTTCGTTGCCCAGCAACCGCGCTGCGAAATCCCTGCCGATATGCCTGGCCCGAAAGACCCTGCATGCAAGACCTTCAAGGCCTGGGCGAACTACGCCATGGCCTACCGCAAGCGCTACCACGCGTGGCCGGTGTGGAACGCCAAGGCCGGCGGCCAGGTTGGCCAGCTGATCAGCCGGCTTGGCATCGATGCTGCCCACCATGTGGCTGCGTACTTCCTGACGATCAACGACGCTCGCCTGATCAACGGCTGCCACAACCTGGGCGACCTGCTGGCCAAGGCCGAGGCCTACCACACCCAGTGGGTCACCAACCGCCAAATGAACGCTACGACTGCCCGCCAGCAAGAGCAGACCCAGGCGAACATCAACGCGGCGCAGGAGGCGGCCGACGCGATCCTCAACGGCAAGGGAGGGCAGCGCAATGCTTTCCTCTGAGCAACAAGCCGAACTGGCCGGTGCAATCTGCGCGACTGCCGAGGCAATGGGACAGACCATCAGCTCTGGAGGCGCTCAGCTCATCGCTGAGGACCTTTCGGCTTATGAGCCTGGCGTGATCATTGGCGCGCTGCGCGCGTGCCGTAGAGAGCCTGCTGGGCGCCTTTCGCTCGGAATGGTCCTCAAGCACATCCACGCGGCTGACACCCGCCCCGGAAAGGATGAGGCGTGGTCGATCGCCCTGGCAGCCAGTGACGAGCATGAAACGGTCGTGCTCACCACTGAAATCCGCCAGGCCATGATCGCTTCGGAGCCCATCCTCGTGGCCGGCGACAAGGTCGGCGCCCGGATGGCGTTCATGAGCGCCTACGAGCGCCTGGTCAGCTTCGCCCGGGCCGAGGATCAGCCAGCCAAGTGGGAGGTGTCGCTGGGTTACGACCAGGGCCGCCGCGTGACCGCGATCGAGTCGGCCGTCCGCGCCCAGCTCATCACTCACGAGACCGGGGCCAAGTACCTGGCCGACTTGCGTATCGCACCAATCACCCAGGATGGCCAGGCCATTGCCGGCCTGCTCACCGGCGAGGTGCGCCCGCAGGCCAGCGCCAAGACCAGGGAAAAGCTCGCCGAGGTGCGCTGCATCCTCAAGGCGGCCAAGGCCAAGAAAGACCGCGAGCGCGCCAAGGAAGACCAGCGCCGTCGAATCGAAACCTACCTGCGCAAGCGGCAGACACGCGCCGCAGTCGCTCAGTTGAACATCAAGCGCGCCGGGCAGCCGGCCGGGGAGGGGGTGTGAGCCTATTCCAGTGTGAGGAGTGCGGTTGCCGCGACAACACCGCTACCAGCGGCTACTGGTTCCGCAACGACAAGGGAAACCCATGTCAAGGCCGCAAGCTATGCGCGGCCTGCGACCCAAGCATCGGCAAGTGGCATGGCGTGTTCAAGCGTGAATACCTGCCCAAGGGCGAGTTCTTCACCAACCGCCAAGGGAATCTTGAGCACAAGACCACCGGCAAGCTTTGCCACGAGTACCTGGCCCAGGAGAAGCACTGATGGACACCAACAAGATGCGTGACCTGAAAGCGCTGGCCGAGGCTGCCACTCAAAGCCACGGGGCTCGGCGGGTAGAAGTTGACCACAACGGCGTGCACGTGATCGGTGACGGTAGCTGGAAAATCCTGAGTGCGTGGCACACCCCTGATGGAAAGGGCGCCCAGAACGCTGAGTTCGCTGCTGCCGCCAGCCCGGCTACGGTTCTTGCCCTGCTCGCGGAGATCGAGCGGCTGGCGACCAGTCGCAGCAAAAAGGAGCGAGAGCTTGAACAAGAGCTTGAAACCTGGCGCCACGGACCATTCTGCTGGACCTGCGGCGACACCGGCGACGTGCACGACATCACCGGGGAATGGCGAGGCGAATGCGATTGCCTCTCTGCTCAGCTCATCAACGCCAATCGAGAGCGCGACCAGCTCAAGGCCGAGAACGAGGCGCTTCGCAGCCTGGTCCTTTCCGCGCTCGAGGAGGGTAATGGGCGCCTCAGTAGCGGCGGCAATGCGCCCGGCCACTGCCACGAGGTGCCAGGTGTATGGGATCGCGGGAACGGGGATCGGTCGGGCACGCCATGTGGCTGGTGCCGAATCAGGAACGCCGCCCAGGCCATGGCCAAGGAGGCACCCAATGGTTGAGAAAATCTCCGTCAACTCTCAGGCCAAGCTTTCCGAGGCCGTGACCATGCTCACCCGCTTGTTCCGCGACAAGAAGTTTGTCGTGGTCAGCATGCGCCCGGGCAAGGACCGCACCCTGGACCAGAACGCTTTGTGGTTCGCCATGTACGACCGGATTGCCAAGAGCACCGAGATGGGCGACATCGACGATGTGCGCCGGTACTGCAAGCTGCACTTCGGCGTGCCGATCATGCGCGCCGGCTGCGACGAGTTCCGCACCGGCTGGGCCGAGTCGTTCATCCACCTTCCGTATGAGGTGAAGCTTCGCCTGATGGGGCCGTGCGCCATGTTCGGGCCGGATGGATTCCCGGTCACCCGGCTGTTCGACCGTGCCCAGGGCTGTCAGTACACCGACCGCATCCTGGCCGAGTTCACGGCTAGGGGTGTGTTCTTCGGTGATTTGGTGGGCGAGGTGGCGGCATGAGCCACAACTTCAAACCGGGCGACTTGGCGCTTATCGTCAATTCAGCGGCACCTGAAAACATTGGCAAGACCGTCCGGCTCGTCGAGTTCATTGCCGCCCATGGCACTCCTTTCATTCGCGAGGGGGTGAGATTCAGTCCTCGGGAGATGGCTACCTGGATCGTAGAGACTCCCGACGGTTCCAAGACCCTCGTTGGTGGCTACATCCAGCGGACCATCATGGTCAGCTCTGGTCCGTGTCGGCAGAAATGGCTCATGCCTCTAGGTGGCGACTTCGAGCCTCAGCAGCAGAAAGCCAAGGAGGCCGAGCCATGCGTGTAGCCGAGATCAAGCCGAAGAAGTGCAAGGCACCAGGTTGCGGCAAGCCCTTCAAGCCGACCATGACCACGCAGAAGGTATGCAGCATCGCCTGCGCCAAGGCCATGGCCAAAGACCCGAAGCTGCAGAAGGTCGCGGCCAGGGCCATCACGAAGCAGGCCCGCCAGGACCTGCAGGAGCGCCGGGAGAAGCTGAAGACCCGACGCGAGCACATGGCCGAGGCCCAGACCGCGTTCAATGCCTACATCCGCGAGCGCGACGCCGGCCTGCCGTGCATCAGCTGCGACTCGCTGCCAAGCGACCACGACCTCATCACCGGCAGCCGCTGGGACGCCGGCCATTACCGGTCGGTGGGCGCCTGCCCGGAGCTGCGCTTCGAACCGCTCAACGTCCACCGGCAGTGCGTGAAGTGCAACCGGAACCTGTCGGGGAACGCGGTCGAGTACCGCATACGGCTGGTGAAGCGCATCGGCGCCGACCGGGTCGACTGGCTCGAAGGGCCTCATAAGCCCCAGCGCCTGACCATCGAGGACTTGCAGGCCATCAAGGCTCTGTACAGGCAAAAACTCAAAGACCTGAGGAGGGCGGCAGCATGACCTTGGATTGGAATGGCGCAGTGCACCTCCTGGTGCTGGCGTTGATCGTGGCAAGCAACTTGTGCGTTTGGCACGCCATGCGCGTATCGGATCGGATGAAGAAGGAGAAGGGCGAATGAGCTATCAAAATGTGATTTCAGCGGTGGTTCGCGCCCTGGCAGCCGAGACAATCAATGGCGCCGGCGGGTGCAATGTCGAACCGCGCGTACAGTCCAGCAAGCTCAAGGGAGAAATATCGGGGAAGGATGCCGCCCTGCTGGCTGACTCCATCGTGCACAAGCTGCTGCACGCCCAACTCAGCCCGCGACACTGGAATGCCCTAGTGGCGAGGTACAGCACGCACAAGGGGCGCAAGATCGACTCCATTGGCCGACTGGTTGCCATCGTGCCAACCCCGGCACCGAAGCGCTTCACCCAGCAGGCCGTGCTGGTCTGGGCAGTTCCGCAGCAAACGAAGGGCATTCAGCGCAAGGTGCCCCAGTTCAAGGCGCCTGACCCTCGCGAAAACGAACGGGAAGGGCAGTGGGATTGGCGCAACAAGGCTGCTGCTGCCGCTGCTGAGCGCGCCAACAAGCACGCCCGTGCCGTGGCCGAGGTGAAGCCGGGGGAGATGATCGTCCTGGCCGAGTCGAACTACGACATGACCAACTGGGATTCCCAAGGCCTGACCGAGCGCACCTACCAGCGTTGGAACCGGGCAATCAAGGGCGCTCTGGAGTCGCTGGTGAACGAGGCGCTGACCGAGGCCCAGCACATGCTTGAAGCGATTGGCGTGCTGTTCGACGAGGCGGCGTGAAAAGGCCCTCAAAAGGGCTTGCAATATCATGTCGCCATGTCGTAAATTTGCACCATCCTGTCATTCCTGCGCGTGTTGAGGAGTGACGAATGGCTTCGGGGGGCGAACGGTTCGATTCCGGCAGCTCTCACAGCTACCCAGGTGGCGTTGCTGTTTGTTATGGCGGTCTTCATGGCCGTGCTTTCCACAACACCAGAAATGCTGACCGCGACAGTTATTTCGCTCGCGGATGAGGGTAGTAAGATGACCGAGATCCCAAGCTTCACCATGCTGTTTTTCAAGCCTGTTGCAAACGTGGTATCCGCCATCTGGTGTAGCTGCATCGCTGCTGGTGCAGTTCCCCGCTCCATCTGAGGCCAACGGCCTCCGCAAACCCGGTCACTGAGCCGGGTTTTTTATTGCCCGAAGAGGGCCTCAAGAGTCCCGGCCAAGCGCCGGGATTTTTGTTCCAGCAAGAAACGCAACTGCAGCCAGGGCAGGCCCTAACGGGACAGCCTGGACACTGCTAGCCGGTAGTGTGGTGTACGGAAAAACACCGGCAGCCCGCGCACCCTGACCTCACATGCTTTCAGGGTGGCGCGTGACCGGATCGGCGAGACTGGTGCAGTAGGGTGCTGGCGCCAGGATGGTCTTCGGAGGACAGGTGGGGAGAGACCCACACAACGCGGGTAGCGCAGGACGCTCAGTCACATGCTGACAATCAGGGTTCGATTCCCTGGGCCCGCCCCAATTCGATTCGTTAAGTGCTGCTCCGCACCTTGCCCGGTCCCTCAATAGGGCCTCCCCTCCGGGCCTTTTCTTCTAGGAACCACTCATGGCCGAACCAGCAAGCACGACTGCCGGCGTCCTGCTGGTGAAGTACGGCGTGATCATTGGCGGCTTCGCAGGAGCGATCCTCTCGCTGACTTTCCTGCGCGGGCTCACCCGGGGCCAAGCGGTCGCTGCCTTTTTCACCGGCTTCGCATCGGCAGTCTTCTGCACCCCGCTCGCCATCAGCTACTTCAGCCTTGGCACAAGCGGAGAAACCCAATACGGCGTGGCCTTTCTGATAGGCCTTCTGGCAATGAACATCATCCCGGCGCTGAAGTCGCTCGTGGGATCGTTCGGAGCCAAAGGAGCTACCTGATGAGCTCGACCCTGATTTCAGTCCTGATCGGCGCCAATGCCTTCCTGAGCGTGCTGGTGGTGATCGCTGCGTGCGACTACCTGCGCCGCATCCGCCCAATGGATCACCCGCTACTGGCCGTCGCGTTCTACCTGGTGGCCATCGGCGCCTTCGGCTCGTTCGTCCTGGCCATGAACGGTCATGTGCCCACCGTGTACGGCGTGATCCTCAAGCTCGGGATCGTCCTGTACGCGGTCGCTCGACGTGGCCATGTGTTTCAGCCGGGGTAGGGCGCCACAAATTCGGGATGCGCCGTTTCGTAGCGTTTCACTCTGAGCGCAGCAGGGGGAATAGCTCGTCCGGATTGCGTGAGTCGGCGTTCATCTTGTCGCACGCAGCTGCGGCGTCAGATCTGTTTGTGAAGCCAAATTTCAGCCTGGCCTTTTCCTGGTTGTCATAGATATCAAATCCGCCCGAAGTTGTGGCGGAGTAGAACCGGTTACCGATTTGGAAGGACTCGCCTTCTATTGGCACAGCCGGAACGATAACGAATCTTGGTTGCATATTCTGTGCCTCCCCAGGCAGATAACTAAGTATTAGTCCCACAGAGGGAAACCATCAACATGACTCATCGAGACGATTCGATGACGGGTCGTGTCACTCGGATCCGCCACGAGCTACCGGTCAGTAACGAGATCAAGGCTGCTGTATCCGGCCTAGATGCTGCGCTGGCGGCTGCAATTGACGTCGCAAAGACTGCCGGGCTTCCGCAAGGATTGATCGTCGGCCTGCTGCATGGCCATGCCCACGCCGAGACGCACAAGATGGTGTGCAAGTGAGTGGAGAAACGGCCAGGCCCATGCCGCCACCTGCATTGCTTGAGCTGACCGATCTATCGATGCTCGGTACCAGGCTTAAGCCAGCGCCTGAGGTCGGCGAGTGGGTACAGGCTGCGATCCTCAGTGACACAGGCGATCTGCACAATCCCGACCATGCCCACTTGATCGACGCACCGCTGCGCTTTCTGTGGGCGTCCGCCTGCTTCGAGAGGCAAGGTCGAACCGTGGTAGGTCAGGCCGAACAGCTGATGTTCCGCGCTGGCGGATGGCAGAAGGCTCGGCAAGAGCAGCAAATGATCGACTGGTTCGGCGAGGTGCCGGGCTTCGTTATCACCCTGGCTGCCGATTACTGCTCCCAGTGCTCCGACACCGAGTTCTGCGCTCTGGTCGAGCACGAGCTTTACCACATAGCCCAGAAGCTCGATCAGTACGGCGCGCCCAAGTTCACCCAGGACGGACTGCCCAGCCTGACGCTGCGTGGACACGATGTGGAAGAGTTCGTTGGCGTGGTGCGCCGCTACGGTGCCGGGCATGACGTACAGCAGCTGATCGACGCTGCGAGCAGGCCGCCAGAGGTGGCCAAGATCAACATTTCGAGGGCCTGCGGAACCTGCCTACTCAAGTCGGCCTGATTTTGACGGGTCCTGACGGATGACAACCCTATGGCAGCACTACGAAGCGAGGTCAAAGCCTTCATTGTTCAGGCTCTGGCCTGCTTCGACACACCGTCGCAGGTTGCTGAGGCCGTCAAGAAGGAATTCGGGATTGAAGTGAGTCGCCAGCAGTGCGAGTCGCATGACCCCACCAAGTATGCAGGAAGAGGTCTGGCCCAAAAGTGGGCTGACCTTTTCCACGAATGCCGAAAGCGCTTTCGTGAAGAGACGGCAGACATTCCAATCGCTAACCGAGCGTTTCGGCTGCGCGGGCTTGGGCGATTGGCCGAGAAGGCCGAGAACATGCGAAACCTGGCGCTGACCGCTCAGCTGTATGAGCAGGCGGCCAAGGAATGCGGCGACATGTACGTCAACCGCAAGATCGAACCCGACAAGCCCCTGGGCTCCCAGGCGGACCAGCAGCACGCCGTTGCTGAGTACAAGCTGGAGCCAGACGAGAATGTCCCCGCTACCCCGTACCTATGAGGCTCCGGTAAAGCTGACGCCGAAGCAGGCGAACATCTACGTGTGGGGCTTCCAGCGTAATGCCCGCTTCCGCGATGCGGTGTGTGGCCGGCGATTCGGCAAGACCTTCCTCGGCAAGGCTGAGATGCGCCGCGCGGCCCGGCTGGCTGCCGAGTGGGGTGTCAGCGTTGAGGATGAGATCTGGTACGCAGCCCCGACGCAGAAGCAGGCCCGCCGAGTGTTCTGGCGCCGACTGAAGCAGGCCATCCCGCGAGAGTGGCGAGAGTGCAAGCCGAACGAGTCGGACATGCTGATCACGCTCAAGAGCGGCCATCTGATCCGCTGCGTGGGCCTGGAGAACTACGACGACCTGCGCGGCTCAGGCCTGTTCTTCGTGCTGGTGGACGAATGGGCAGACTGTAAATGGGCTGCCTGGGAGGAAGTTCTGCGGCCGATGCTGTCGACGTGCGAGTACGTCATACCGGGCGTCGGCAAGTGTAAGGGTGGTCACGCGCTACGCATCGGCACCCCCAAGGGCTTTAACCACTGTTTCGACACCTACCGCGACGGTCAGGCTGACGGTGAGCCAGACCACAAGAGCTGGCTCTACACCTCACTGCAGGGCGGTAATGTTCCGGCTGAGGAGCTAGACGCGGCGCGCCGCAAGATGGACCCGCGCACATTCCGGCAGGAGTACGAGGCCAGCTTCGAGAACTACGCCGGGGTCGTCTACTACACCTTCAGCCGAAGCGAGAGCCGCACCAGCGAGCGAATCAAGCCTGGCGAGGCCCTGCACATCGGCATGGACTTCAACGTCATGAAGATGGCCGCGGTGGTCTATGTCGTCCGCGATGGCCTGCCTTTGGCCCTTGATGAGTTCCACTCGGTTCGTGACACGCCGGAGATGATCGAGAAGATCAAGGCGCGTTTCCCAGGGCACGGCATAGCGGTCTATCCCGACGCAAGTGGCCAGAACACCAGTAGCAAGAACGCCAGCGAGTCGGACCTGTCCCTGCTGCGCAAAGCTGGATTCACGGTGATCGTGGACACGCAGAACCCGAGCGTCAAAGACCGGGTTAACTCGGTCAACGCCATGCTGCTGAACAGCTACGGCGAACGCCGGCTTAAGGTCAACATGGACCAGTGCCCACAGCTGACGCTGTGCCTGGAGCGCCAGACCTACGACAAGCATGGCGAACCCGACAAGGACCCGAAGAAGGGTCATGACCACATGAACGACGCCGCTGGCTACTTCATCGCCAAGCGATACCCGATCAACGTGGCGACGACCACAAGCCAATCCCTGAGAATGTGACCATGAGCGATAACCCGAGCATCACGCTGCCCGCTGTCGACGCGATGCGCGCCTACTGGGCCGTGATCTCGCCGCTCATGAACGGGACAATGGCAATGCGCGCCGCGGGCAAGGCCCTGCTGCCGCAGTACCCAGCCGAAGACGACGAGGCCTACAAAGAGCGCCTGCGCCTTTCGACCCTGCTGCCGGCGTACTCCGAGACCGTGGGCAACATGACCTCCCGCGTGTTCGCCGAGCCGCTGCAGGTAGGCGACGATGTGCCAGAGTCCATTGTCGAGATGACCAAGGACATCGACCACGCCGGCAACGATCTCAACTCCTGGGCGGTGGGGTTCTTCACCGAAGGCTTGAGCCATGGGCTGTGCCACGCCTTCGTCGATCACCCGCCAGCGGGTGAGCTGAAGACCCAGGCAGACGAGCAGGCCGCTGGCGTGCGCCCCTATGTGGTGATGGTGAGGCCTGAGCAGGTGCTGGGCTGGCGCTCCAAGGGCGGCGTGCTGACCATGGTCCGCTACATCGAGGTGGTCGAGGAGGAAGATGGCGAGTTCGGCGCCAAGTGCGTCGAGCAGATTCGCGTGCTGGAGCCGGGCGCCTGGCGAACCTATCGCAGGTCAGCTAAGGCCGTGCGCGGTAAGCACGCCGCATCTGGCGGTACCTGGGAGCTGCACGAGGAAGGCACCAACAGCCTGACCGCGATCCCCTGGGTCACCTTCTACACGGGGCGCACCGGTTTCATGACGGCCAAGCCGCCGCTGATCGAACTGGCACACCTGAACGTGAAGCACTGGCAAAGCCAGAGCGACCAGGACAACATCCTCCACGTTATCCGCGTGCCGATCCTGGTGCGCATCGGCATCCAGACCCAGTACGACAACCAGGGGAAGGTGATTCCGCCAGAGTTCAAGGTGGGTACCGGCCAGCTGACCGATCTGCCCAAGGATTGTGACCTCAAGTATGTCGAGCACACCGGCCAAGCCGTCGATGCGGGTCGCACCGCGCTGCAGGACCTGATCAACGAGATGCGCATGGCCGGGGCCAAGCTGCTGACGCCGGACAAAACAGCCACCAAGACCGCCACCCAGGCGGAGGAGGAGGCGGCGCAGGAACTGTCCCCGCTGGCACGCATGGCTCACCACTTCGCCGACTGCCTGGCGCAACTGCTCCAGTTCATGGCCGATTATCGCGGACTGGGCGATGGCGGAACCGTCGAGATGCGCGGCAATTTCGATGTCGACTACATGCCGGAGGTGTCGCTGCCGACGCTGGTGTCCATGGCAAATGCCGGGATGATCAGTAAGGAGACGCTATTCACCGAGATGCAGCGGCGCGGCGTGATCAGCGACGAATACGACTGGGAAGAGGAACTGGCGAAGATTGAGGCCCAGGGCCCGGCCCTCGGTACGCTGTGATGAAGACGGCCAACGAGAAGTTGCTGAACGAGCTGATCGGGCATGAGGTCGACCTGTCCAGGCTGAGCAACAGCCAGGTCGTGGCGATCATCAGGATCCTGAACAGTTCTGACCCTGAGATGAGGGCAGCGCTCATTGCTGCCATCGACAGCCTGGATGCCGGCGCGTCCGTTGCAGCGATCGATGCCGCTCTGGCGCCCGTGCTGCGGATCAATCAATCGACGTTCTTTAGCCTGCAGCAGGCGCTCACAGGCGTAATCGACGGCGTGGCCAGTTACGAGATTGCCTTTCAGGCCGCTGCGCTTACAGCGGCTGTTCCTGAGCTTGTGCAGGCGCGATTCCCGGTTGCCGTGGCACAGTTCAGTCAGGTACGCGCCATTGCGCTGGCAAGACCCTTCCAAGGACGGCTGCTCAGCGAGTGGATGGCGGGCATCGAGGCCGACCGTGCTGCGTCGATCCGCGATGCCGTGCGGTCTGGCGTGCTTGAAGGGCGCACGACGCCGGAGATCGTCCGGCAGATCATGGGTACCAAGGCGGAGAAGTACGCTGACGGCATCCTGCAGAGGTCTCGCCGGGAGGTGGAGGCGGTTGTCCGGTCTGCTGTGTCCAGCACGGCTGAGACGGCCAGCGACAAGGCGTTCGAGGCCAACAGCGACATCATCAGCCATGTTGAGTGGCTGAGCACTCTGGACAACCGGACATCGACGACCTGCCGAATACGTGACCGCCTGCCGTACACATTGGGCACCTACCGGCCCATCGGGCACAAGGTGCCGTGGCTAGCCGGCCCGGGCCGTATTCACTTCTGCTGCCGCTCGACCAAGCTGCCAATCCTCAAGAGCGCTCTTTCGCTCGGCATCAGCGATGCAGCGACCAGGGCGTCTATGGATGGCCAGGTTCCGCAGCAGACCACCTACGCCGAATGGCTTGCCCGCCAGCCTGCCGCCCGCCAGGACGAGATCCTCGGCCCGGAGCGGGGGAAGCTGCTGCGCCAGGACAAGCTGAAGCTGCAGGACTTCTACAACGACAAGGGCAAGTTCCTGACGCTCGATGAGCTCCGGGAGCGCCTGTTGTAGCCCGCGCCACAAAACACCAAAGCGCCATTTCGTGGCGCGCAATTGCAAAGCCTCGCCTAGTGCGGGGCTTTTTCATGCCTGCGGTTCGGATGGACGGGGCGACCTGGGGCCGGATGGCTCACCAACAGGCCGGATGGCCCAGAGAGACGAGATGAAACTCAAAACCGTTGAAGTGGATGGCAAGCAGTACGCAGTGATCGAAGATGGAAAGCCCGTATACACCGATGACGACGGCAAGGACGTCGCCTTCGATGCGGTCGGCACTCGCAACACCATCACCCGGCTGAATGCCGAGGCGAAGTCGCACCGCGAGCGCGCGGACAGCTTCGAGAAAACTGCGAAGGCGTTCGAAGGCATCGAAGATGCTGCGGCCGCCAAGAAAGCCCTGGAGATCGTGGCCAACCTCGACGCCAAGAAGCTGGTGGATGCCGGCGAGATCGAGAAGGTGAAGGGCGAAATCAGCAAGGCCTTCCAAACCCAGCTGGATGAAGCCAACGGCAAGGCGCAGGCCTTCGAGCAGCAGCTGTATGCCGAGAAGATCGGCGGCAGCTTCGCCCGCTCGCAGTTCATCGCCGAGAAGATGGCGGTGCCGGCTGACATGGTCCAGGCCACCTTCGGCAACAGCTTCAAGATCGAAGAGGGCAAGGTCGTCGCCTATGACGCCCAGGGCCAGAAGATCTTCAGCCGCAGCCGCCCGGGTGAGCTGGCCGACTTCAACGAAGCGCTGGAAACCCTCGTCTCGCAGTACCCCCATCGCGACCACATCCTGAAGAGCTCCGGCGCCAATGGCGGCGGCGCGCCGAACGGCGGTGGCCAGCACAAAACCACGAAGGGCAACTTCGGTGGCACCAAGGCTGAACGCCTGGAAGCCATCAAGGGCCTGACCGCAAGCGAATAAGGAGGCCCAATGGCCCTTTCGAACATGAAGGTGTTCAACGAATACCTCAAGCGCACCACCATCGAGACCCTGGCTCAGGATGTCGAGAAGTTCAACGCATCCTCGGCCGGTGCCATCCGCCTGACTACCCAGGGCATCGACGGCGACTTCCTGCAGGAATCGTTCTGGGCAGGTCTGCACGGCGCCCAGCGTCGCGTCGACCGCTACGCTGCCAACGGCGCCCAGGCGTCCACCCCGCTGGCCCAGAAGCAGTACGACTCGGTGAAGATCGCCGGCGGCTTCGGCCCGATCCTGTGGGAGCCTTCCCAGCTCTCCTGGATCCAGAAGAACCCGGAAGAAGCGCTGGAAGTGATCAGCCGCAACCTGTCCGAAGCCATCATGGCGGACCAGCTGAACACTGCCATCTCGGCCCTGGCCGGTGCCATTGGCAACCAGCCGACCGCCACCAACGACGTTTCGGCGACTGCTGGCGTGACCTACGTCGCGATCAACAACGCTCACGCCCTGTTCGGTGACGCCTCGCAGCGCCTGGTTGCCCAGGTCATGACCGGCGCCATGTATCACAAACTGGTCGGCCAGAACCTCGCCAACGCCGAGCGCTTGTTCCAGTTTTCCGGCGTGCAGGTGGTCGACATCCTCGGCAAAGCCGTGATCATCACCGATGCCCCTGCGCTGTACGAGGCCGGCACCCCGAACAAGCAGAAGGTGCTCAGCCTGGCCGACGGCGCCGCGGTGGTGATGGATGGCTCTGACCTGATCACCAACATCGAGACCTCCAACGGCAAGGAGCGTATCGAGACCACCATGCAGGCCGACTACACCTTCGGCCTGGGCCTCAAGGGCTACACCTGGGACACCGCCAACGGCGGCAAGTCGCCGACCAACGCCGAGCTGTCCACCGGTACCAACTGGGATCTGGTGGCGAACAGCATCAAGGCCTCGGCCGGCGTGCTGACCATCGGTGACGCCACCAAGTAATCGGTACCGCGCCCTCCGGGGCGCCTTCCCAGGAGATCGCCATGAGCGAGAAAGTGATTTACGAGAAACACCCGGTCAGCCCTGAGCGAAAGGCCGAACTGCGTCAGAAGGGCTACAAGATCATCGATGCGCGTTTCGCGCCCGATGGCTACGAGCACCCGGAGCCGCTGAAGGAGACCAAAGGCTCGAAGGCTGGCAAGTCGGCTGCCGACAAGAAGGCCGCTGAAGAAGCCGAACTGAAGGCAAAGCTGCAGGCTGCGCTGACCGAGAAGGGCGTCCAGTTCGCGCCTGAAGCCACCCTGGAAGATCTGCAGAAGCTGCTGGACGGGGCCGCGTAATGACGACCTACATCAGCATCGAGCAGGTCGACGCGCTGCTGGGCCAGACCTGGGCGCCGGATGAAAAGAAGGCGCGCGCGGTGCTGATGGCCAACACCTGGCTCACCAACCAGGGCCTGCCCGAGTTCGACACGGTTCCCTCTGATGTCGTGCAGGCGGGCGCAGAGGTGGCAGTAGAGGCGGCTGCTGGCAACCTGTTCCAGGCGAAGGAAACCGGCGTGCTAAGCAAGTCCGTGGATGCGGACGGAGTGTCGAGCAGCAAAACCTACTCTGCAACGTCCAAGGCCATCAGCGCGGGTGAGTCCTTCGCCTTGGCCCTGCTGGCGCGCTATCTGGGCACCGGCCAGGTCAAGATCGTCAGGGGGTGACATGGGGCTTCGACGCGAGTTACAGGCCGAACTGGCCCAGGCCTTCGATACGGATCTGGCCGACGCAGTGGCGGTGGTTGATGGCAGCCGGTCTGTACCCGGCACCTATGACCCTGAGAAGGGCGGCAGTACGCCAGCGACAACGCTGCACTATGTCGGTCGCGGTGTCTTCGGCCAGTACAAGGCCCGCGAGATCGACGGTACGCGCATCCTGGCGACAGACGTGCGCCTCAAGGCGCTGCAGAACGAGCTGTTCGTGAAGGACGGCGGCACGGTCACAGACGACCCTGCTACCCCAGCCATCGGTGATCGCATCAGCGGCTACCGAGTCATGAACGTCGGACAGGACGCGGCCAAGGCCACCTGGACCATTCAACTGAGGAAGTGACCATGGCCCGCGGCTCACACATGACCAGCCGTTACGGCGGTCTGGACGGCGGCTTTGCTGCGCAGTTGGAGCAGTTCGCAGAGGCCGCCAAGGAGGCGATGGACCTAACCTTCCGTGAGGTCGTGATCATGGTCGGCCGGAGGCTGGTGACCATGTCGCCGGTCGGCAACCCGGATCTCTGGAAGGTGAACGTTGAGGCTCACGGCAGCGCGGCTGAGCAGATCTCGGCTTACAACGCCAAGGCAGCGGCCATTAATGTTGGCATCACGTCCGACCAGGCCAACTACACCAAAAGGGGCAACCTGAAAGGCGGTTTGCGGCTGCGAAAGCCGCTGACCAAGCGTGAGCAGCGCGAGAACTTCGGGTTCGGCGTCCGGAGGGTTGGCCAGGGCTACGTGGGCGGCCGCTTCCGCAGTAACTGGCAGTTCACCGCCGGCGCTCCAGCCGCAGGCGAGATCGAGGATATCGAGAGCGCCGGCGAGACGCTGGACAGGCTTCTCCTGGCTGCCGGTGATCTTTCCGCTGGCGAGGTCGCCTGCATCGTCAACAACCTGCCGTATGCCATCCCTCTGGAGTACGGCCACAGCTCACAGGCGCCTGGCGGCATGGTGCGAGTTACCGTCGCCGACTTCCAGCGCATCGTCGAAGAAGCCATCAGGACCCATCGAGCATGAGCCACGCAAGAGCACGACAGGCCATCGAGATCAAGCTGATGGCCTGGGCCGCGGCGCGCCCGATACGGGTCGCAAACTTCGAACAGGGTTTCGAGGCCAGGCCCGACGAAACCTACCTGCAGGCGTTCCAACTGCCAGCGGGCACCACCTGCCGCTACCTGGGCAGCGATGCCTATGAGTACACCGGCGTATACCAGGTGAGCATCGTTTGCCCGGCTGGCCAGCCTCTGGCTACCGCCGAGAGCCTTGTCGGTGAGCTGTCGAGCCTCTTCAGGGTGGACACGGAAATCAGCCGCAACGGCTTCGAGGGCCTTGTTACCGAACCGGTTGACCAGGGCCCAGCCATCACTGAGTCGGCGACCTACATGGTCCCGGCCAGCTTCACCTACCGCGGTGTCGCGGACCTACCGCCCGCTGGGGCATAACCAACCGCCTCCCGGCGGGCAACAACGAGGAAACACTCCATGGCCGCAAAATTCCCGCTGCCGAACGGCTCTGTGCTGGAAATCGCCAGCGTTTTTGGCGCCGCCGTCGCCTTCACCGCTTTGACCAATGCCTTGCCGCCGGTGGCCACCGCTGCCGGTCACGACATTGAGAATGGCGATGTCCTGTTGGTTAGCTCCGGTTGGGCACTGATCGCCGACCGTGCCGTCAGTGCCGCAAACGTGGCCGCCGACACCTTCGCCTTGAAAGGCCTCAACACCACCAACGTGGACAAATACACTCCGGGTGCCGGCGTAGGCTCGGTGCTCCCTGTGACCGCCTGGGCGCAGATCTCCAAGGTGACCGCTTTCACCTCGGCCGGCGGTGAGCAGCAATACCTCACCGTGGGGTATCTGGAAGATGACGATGACCGCCAGTTCCCGACCAACCGCAACCCGATCACGCTGTCGATCACCGTCGAGGACCAGCCGACCGCTGCCTACGTCGCCCTGGTCGAAAACTACGGTGACAGCAAGGAGCTCGCGGTGGTACGCCTCAAGCTGCCAGGCGGCGACCAGATCCTTTACCCGGGCTACGTGAGCATCACCACCACCCCAACCATGGATCGGAACAGCCTCATGACGCGCACCATCAGCATCGCACTGTCGGGCCGTCCAGTTCGCATTCTGGCCGGTGCGTAAGGAGCCATCATGGCGAAGATCAAGATCGCGCAGAACCCCACTTTCACCGCCGTGGTGCAGGTTCCGCGCATTGGCGCCGAACCGGTGCCGGTGAAATTCCAGTTCCGCTACATGGACCGCGTGGCCCTGTCCGCAATGTTTGATCGCTGGAACAAGGCGCGCGACGCCTGGGCGGAGAAGGCCCAGAAGGACGGGGCAACCTGGGAGGAGGTCACCACCGGTGAAATCGCCCTGCAGGCAGAGCAGTTGAGCGAGATCGTCACAGGCTGGGATCTGGAGGACGAGTTCAGCTCCGAGGCTATCGCCGACCTGGTGCGCACTTGCACCGGGGCACCGAAGGCGGTAATCGACGCTTACCAGGCTGCCTACAGCCCGGCCCGACTGGGAAACTGAGGGCGGCGGCCCGGGCTTGCTATGAGCGCGGCCCGTCCGCTGAGCAACTGGCGGCGCTGGGGCTGACCCTTGATGACATCGCGGAGGAGGTAGTGGAGGTCTTTCCGGATGCCTGGCCTGCCTTCCGCCTGTTCGATGCGCTGGGCACACAGTGGCGTGTGGCTTCGGGCGGCCCGTCCGGCTTGGACTACACCGCTATTCCTGCAACCGCCTCAATGCTCGGCATCAAGCGCCGCGACCTCACCGACATTTTTCCCGATCTCCGCGTCATGGAGGTTGAGGCCTTGGCCGTCATGGCCGAATCGATGGAGTAGATCATGACCACCATTGCCTCTCTCGGTCTTCAGATCGACTCCGGTGATGCCGTCGAAGCCAAGGACAACCTCGATAAGCTGACGGACGCCGGCAAGCGCAGCGAGGAGTCGGCTGGACGAACCGGGCGTGCCTGGGAGACTGCCTTGGGCAGCCTGCAGGGTGACACCCGGCAGATTGTGCAGGAGCTGCAGGCGCTCAATGCCAAGCAGACAGAGTTGGCGCAGCAGATGGCCATCGTAGGGCGCGCCGTTATCAGCGCTTCCACGGCGTTCAGCAGCGCCGCGGCGAACATGGGGGCGTTTCGGACCGAGGCTGCGCAGGCTGGCAAGGTGCAGGAGGCGCTCACCAGCGCCACGGATGCCGGAGCCCAGGCCGGCCGGCGTGCTGCCGAGTCCGCCGACGAGCAACAGGCCAGGATTCTGGCAGTAGCCAAGGCCTCGCTGGAGGCGAGTCAGTACGTTCAGTCGCTCAACCGGGCGACCGAGCAGAGCGCCCAGGTCACCGCCCAGGCGAATGCAGTTCTTTCAGACAGTGCCAGCCGTCAGGCATCCATCAACAGTCGGGCTCAGGCCCTCATCGCCACGGAAGAGCGCCAGGCCGAGGCGGCGAAGAAGGCCGCCGGTGCACATCGGGAAGAAGGCCAGGCGCTCGAGGAGCTGCTGGGCAAGATTGACCCGACCGTCGCAGCAATGAGCCGACTGGACCAGATGGAGCAGAAGTTGAAGGGCTTCCGCACCAGTGGCGCGCTCGATGCGGAGACCTTCGGCGAGTACCAGTCGAAGATCGACGAGGCCCGCACAGCCTTGGGCGGTGCCGATGCTGCGCTGAACAAGACCGGGATGTCGGCAAAGGCCACTGCTGCTGCACTGCGGGGTGTGCCGGCACAGTTCACCGACATCGTGGTATCCCTGCAGGGCGGACAGGCCCCGCTCACTGTGCTGCTGCAGCAGGGCGGGCAGCTAAAGGATATGTTTGGCGGTGTGGGCCCGGCCATTCAGGCACTCGGCGGCTACGTCATGGGCCTGGTGAACCCGTTCACCGTCGCGGCTGCAGCAGTGGGTGTGCTCGGTTACGCCTACTACTCGGGCAGCGAGGAGGCGGTCGGCTTCCAGAAGGAGCTGATCAAGACCGGCAACGCCGCCGGCACAACGGCGGATCAGATGTCTGGAATGGCTCGCCAGGTCGCGGCGACCGTCGGCACCACCGGTGCCGCAGCCGAGGTTCTCACCCAGCTGGCCGGTAGCGGCAAAATTGCTTCGGACAGCTTCGTCGAGATTACCGAGGCAGCCCTGGAGTGGCGGTCGGCGACCGGAAAAGCGGTCGAGGAGACGGTGGCCGAGTTCGTGAAGATCGGCAAGGATCCGGTGGCTGCCGCCAAGGACCTAAACGAGCAGTACAACTTCCTCACCGCTGCTACCTATTCGCAGATCATTGCCCTGAAGGAGCAGGGCGACACCATCGGGGCAGCCAAGCTGCTCACCGACACCTACGTCGATACCATCAAAAACCGTAGCAAGGAAGTCACCGAGAATCTGTCCATCTGGGAGCGCGGATGGAAGGCTCTGCGTGGCGAGGTTGCTGCCACGGTCGATTCGGTCAAGAACATTGGCCGGGACCAGGATATCGCGAGTCGCATCGTAGAGACGCAACAACGAGTGGCAGCGGCGCAGAGCGCGGTGAACGGCGATCCTGACGACACCGCTGCGAAGCAAAAGCTCACGGATGCCAACCTTGAGCTCAAAGCTCTCATTCAACAGCGAGACACGCAGCAGGCGATTGCCAAGGCACGGGAACTGGATAGCCAGCGGCAGCAGGCGGCTATCGTGGCCATCGGCAAGATCGACGCTCTGGAGAAGTCCGCAAGGACCAACGCCGAGAAGCGCGCGGATGCTCTCAAGGAGTACAACAAGTCTCTTGATGCGATCCGCAAGGTCAACCCGAATGATGAGCGGCTGAAGCCCGAGAACATCGCTCGGGTGCAGGCCGACATCGCCAAGCAGTTCAAGGACCCTGCTGGGCGGACTGGTTCGGTCGACCTCTCCGGGTTCAACGACCAGAAGAACGCGCTGAGCGCCATTCTGGCCGAGTACAAGAGCCACCAGAAGGAACTGGAAGCAGCGCAGAAGGCTGGGCTGATCTCTCAAGAGTCGTACGCCGCCCAACGGGCTGCAATCATCGAGCAGCAGAAGGCCGAGGTCACGAACGCCTACGAGGCCGAGATCACGGCGCTGGAGAAGGCCAAGGGGCGCAGCAGTACCAGCGCCCAGCAGCGAATCCAGCTCGACCAGAAAATCGCGGATGCCCGCGCCGCCATGGTCAAGGCGCAGAAGGACGCCGATACCGAGCTTTCGGTGCTGGCGACTAATGAGCAGGGCCGGCTGGCCAAGCAGGCCAGGGCGGTGCAGACCTACACCGATGCTCTCGACCAGCAGGTGCTGGCGCTGCGCCTGCAAGGGCAGCGTTCCGCTGACGGCCTTGGTCTCGGCGATCGTCAGCGTAGCCTGCATGACCAGCAGAACGGCATCACCGACCGGATGAACCAACAGCGCCTGGACCTTGCCAATCAGTACGGTGACGGCTCCCGCGGCATGAGCCTCGATGAGTACAACCAGAAGCTGGCAGCGCTGCGCAAGACCGAGAAGGACCTGCAGGAAACCACCATCGCCAACTACGACCAGATGACGGCCGCACAGGGCGACTGGCGTAAGGGGGCATCGTCAGCCTTTCAGAATTACCTGGACCAGGCACGGGATGTCGCCGGGCAGACGAAGTCCCTGTTCACCAACGCCTTCAGCTCGATGGAGGATGCGATCGTAAACTTCGCCATGACTGGCAAGTTATCGTTCACTGACTTCACCAAGTCGATCCTTACTGACATGGTCCGGATCGAAACCCAACGCGCTGCCTCGGGTCTCCTGGGCAGCCTGGTTAGCTGGGGTAGCACGGCTGTTTCTGCGTGGTTCGGCAGCGGAACCACGTCCGCAGGATCGACCCAGGCCGGGTACACCCCCCAGATCATGGACAACTTCGTCTCTGGTCAGCGCGCAGCCGGCGGTCCGGTAGCGGCGAACTCGCTCTACCAGGTAAACGAATTGGGGCCTGAACTGCTGAGCCAGGGAGGCAAGACCTATCTGATGATGGGGGAGCAGGGCGGCACCATCACCCCGCTCGGCCCTGGGCCCGCTTCACCCCTCGCTACCACGAGCACTTCGGGAACGATGATAAGCGTGTCGGCACCGGTCAACGTGGCCGTCGTAGATCGTAGTGACGAAGGCATGGAGCTCGACCTAACGCTCCTCCAGCAAAACATGCAGAAGCAGATGCAGCTCGCTGCCGAGAAGGCTGTTGCCGATTCGTGGCGACCCGGCGGGGTGAGCTATCGGAACACTAAAGGAGGGCGCTGATGGCCATCGAGACGTTCAGCTGGCCGACGCAGCGCGGCGAAACGCCGGACATCACTTACCGGGTCCGGGAGTCCAAGTTCGGCGGCGGGTACCGGCAGGTGGTGGGCGACGGCCCCAACAACAAGGAAGACAGCTACCCGATCACCGTAACCGGCACGAAGGCACAGGTCCGCAAGGTCATGGAGTTCTTCGATCGGCACGGCGGCGCGAAGGCCTTTCTGTGGTCCACTCCGCTCGGTGATTTGGGCCTGTTTACCTGCACCGATCCGAAGCCCACGCCCGTGGGTGGCGGTCGGTTCAAGGTCTCCGCAACCTTTGAGCGGGCATTCCACCCATAAGGACGTCGCATGTCACTGATCAAGGACATCCAGACCCTGGAGCCTGGCAGCGAGGTACTGCTGTTTGAGCTGGATGGCTCGGACTTCGGTGCCGATATTCTGCGGTTTCACGGGCATGCAATACCGCACACGCCAGAGGAGCTGGCCGCCGCCGGCGTAAATGCCGATCAACTGCCGGCCAAGTCCATCTGGTGGCAGGGCAACGAGTATGGCGCCTGGCCCATGCAGATCGAGGGCATCGAAGCGAACTCGGACGGTACGGCCGTGCGCCCCACGCTGACCGTCGGCAACGTCAACGGCCGGATCACAGCCCTGTGCCTGGCCTTCGACAACCTGCTCGAGTTCAAGCTAACCATGCGTCACACGATGGCGCGGTACCTGGATGCGGTGAACTTTCCGGCAGGCAACCAGGAGGCCGACCCGACCGAGGAAGCCATTGAGGTCTGGTACATCGACCAGAAGGTGTCGGAGAACGGCACCACGGTCGCTTGGGAGCTGGCTAGTCCTGGCGATGTTGGCGGCGAGTCCATTGGCCGACAGATGACCCAGCTATGTCACTGGGCAATGACCGCTGGCTACCGTGGTCCGAACTGCGGATACACCGGCCCCTACTACGACTTGGACGGCAACCCGACGGATGACCCGGCCAAGGACCAGTGCAATGGCTGTTTGGACTCTGGCTGCACTGTCCGCCACGGCCAGGGCAACCAATTGCCTTTCGGAGGCTTCCCGGCTGTTTCACTGATTGCCCGGAGTTGACCATGCGCAAACACATCCTCGCCGCCGTGCAAGCGCACGCAGCGGCTGAGTATCCGCGCGAGTGCTGCGGTCTGCTCATCGCCGTGGGACGCGCCCAGCGGTACATCCCGTGCGACAACACCGCTACCGATCCTACAGAGGAGTTCCGGATCTCACCGGAGCAGTACGCGGCTGCAGAAGACCAGGGTGAGGTGATCGGCATCGTGCACTCGCATCCAGATGCCACCAGCAGGCCTTCGTCCCGCGATCTGGCGATGTGCGAGGCCACGGCGCTGCCCTGGTACATCCTGTCGTGGCCGGAGGGTGACCTGCGCACCGTTACGCCCACCGGTCACGCACCGCTGCTCGGGCGGCCGTTCGTGCACGGCGCTTGGGACTGCTGGCAGGTCTGCGCGGACTGGTACCAGCGTGAGTGGGGCCTGGCTTTCCCGTCCTACACCCGAGAAGAGGGCTGGTGGGAGCAGGCGGACGGCCCGAGCCTTTACGAGCAGGCCTATGAGGCGGCGGGCTTCTACCAGGTCAGCCAGCCGCAACGCGGCGACATGATCGTCATGGCCGTTGGGCGCACCGCGCACCCGAATCACGCTGGCATTTACCTGGGCGCCGTCGCTCAGCTGCCGGGGGAAGCGGCGGAAATCTTCGGACCAGGCCCATTCATGCTGCATCACCTGCTTGGCAGGCCATCAGAAATCATTGTGTTCGGCGGGCCATGGCTCGACCGGACGCGTCTTGTGTTGCGTCATCGGGACGCTAAGTAAAGCGGCCAAGCCGCAGGAGGAGTATGAATAACAGCGATCCGTACAATCCAGCCATTCAGTGGTGCCGTCGTTGCAGTAATCAACCTGATCGCCCTCCCGCTGAGCTTGACGTACAAGATGGGCGAGCAGAATACGTTCTGAGCGGCCCATACCGGCTAGGGGAGGGTGGGAAAGTTGAAGTCGTAAACGGACAGCTGCTATTTACAGGGAGTAGTCAGCGCGTTACCTGATGTGGTCGAGGACCCTTGCAAGCTGGCCGCCAGCGCTATTGTAGGAATACTGCTCGACCAATATCAAAGCGTACTCTTTTCCTGGCTTGTCAAATTCAGCTTTTAGTTGATCGAAGCTTTTGGTGGTCAGGAACGAGTATAGATCGCCATCATTGTGCTGAAAAAGACCGCCTTCACCAACGGCACTGGCTATTACGCCCACGTCTTTGTGCTTGGTGATCAGCAAGTAGGGAAAAAGCATTTGAGCTTTACTCATGTCAGACTCCTAGTTCTTTGATGCCCCAGTCCATGGGCTTTCCGGCGATGGCCGGGGCGGTTCATTGGAGGGGCAAAGCTACTATGGCGCAATGATGGCGCGTTACTGGCTTTCCATCCACGCTGGATACCTGGCCAGGTCGGCTGCTACAGTCCCGGATTTCAAGGAGGGATCACATGCGAATTCTGATCGTCGCCGCAAGCCTGGCGATGCTGGTTGGTTGCGCTACATCGCCAGTTCCTGAGGGCGAAGCTGAGAGCGCACCGGGAAATAGGGTCACCGCTTACCAAGCTGAAGTAGCCGAAGGCGGGACGATAATTGTGACGCGGGATAGCGGGTTTCCAGGTGGTGGATGCTTTGCAACCGTCTACCTCAACGGTAAGCCAGTGGCTCGGCTAAATCCGAAAGAAAAAGCTCATTTCAACGTGCCAGCCGGGGAGTGGATGGTCGGTGCTGCTCTTGATGGCAAAGGCCTCTGTGGACTGAACTCAGAACGCCTAGAAGCAGAGGCGCTGATCAAGCCTGGGCAGACAAAAAAATATCGAGTGCACACATCCGCAAATGGCGATGTGAGTGTTAAACCAACTACGTTTTAAACAGCCGCCTTCGGGCGGTTTTTTAATGCCTGAGGAATCACGATGGCCGCATTAGCTGCGTACTACGAGCCGATGACAGTTATTAAGCTCTCTGGATCTCTCGCTCAGAAATTCGGGCGAGTGCATCGCAGAATGTTAGAGAAGGGAACGACCTTTGAAGCATTCAGCGCCCTTAAGGCAACGCTTGATGGGTTCGAGGATGAGGTAAAGCGGCTCAATGGGCTGGGAATGCGGTTTGCCATTTTCCGAAATCGAAAGAACGCTGGCATGGATGATATGGGGCGCTGCGGTACTCGGGAGGTGCGCATAGTTCCCGTGGTGGAAGGGAGCAAGCGCGGCGGAGTACTCCAGACGATAGTAGGGGCCGTTTTGATTGCGGCCAGCTTTTTCGGTGCACCAACCTTGCAGATAGGTATTGCCCTTGTAGCCGGTGGCGTCATCCAGATGCTCAGCCCCCAGGCCAAGGGCCTATCCCAGAGCGCTGCGCCAGAAAACCTGCCTTCCTACGCCTTCGGATCAGCCAAGAACACCATTGCCAGCGGCAACCCTGTCCCTATTTGCATCGGCAAGCGCCGCTGGGGCGGGGCGATCATTTCGGCTTCCATCTACGCCGAAGACCAAACCTGATTTAACGCAGCGACCAAGCCGCCTCCGGGCGGCTTTTTAATGCCTGGAGGAAAGCATGGGCGCAGCAGCTCACCTGAACATCGCCGGCGCCAAAGGCGGAGAAAGCAAGCCGAAGACCCCTGTCGAGGCGCCGGACAGCCTTCAGTCGACGAACATCGCCAAGATCCTACTCGCCGTAGGCGAGGGGGAGTTCGACGGGACCCCGACCGCCCGTGATATCTACCTCGATAACACCCCGATTGTGGATGCCAGCGGCAACGTCAACTTTCCGGGCGTGAAGTGGGAGTGGCGCCCCGGAAGCATTGATCAGAGCTACATCCAGGGCATCCCGGCCGTAGAGAACGAAACCACGGTTGGCGTTGAGCTGCGCAGCGACAGCCCATGGGCGCGAGCCTTGAGCAATATTCAACTGTCCGCCGTGCGCCTGCGCTTCAGTTGGCCGCGCCTGGCCAAACAGGATAGCGAGGGCAACACGAACGGCTACCGGATCGAATATGCGATCGACATCGCCACCGATGGCGGCGCTTACGTTGAGTCGCATCGAGGCGCGGTGAGTGGGAAAACCACCAGTGGCTACCAGCGTTCCGTGCGAGTGGACCTGCCTGAGGCAACCACCGGCTGGATGATGCGCGTCCGTCGCATCACTCCGAACGCGAACAGCGGAACCATCGCCGACACGATGAATATCGCTGGCTACACGGAGATCATCGACGAGAAGCTGCGCTATCCGAATACTGCTCTGCTCTACATCGAGTTTGACGCTCAGCAGTTCCAGAACATTCCGACGGTGACCGTCGACTGTCGGGCTAAGCGCTGGCCAGTGCCTTCGAACTACGATCCAGATACCCGCACCTATACCGGTGTGTGGGACGGCACTTTCAAGCAGGCCTGGACCAACAACCCGGCATTCGTGACCTATGGCCTGTGCGTTGAAGACCGTTTCGGCCTGGGTAAGCGCATCAAGTCGTGGATGGTCGACAAGTGGGAGATGTACAGGATCGCCCAATACTGCGACCAGTTGGTGTCGGATGGGCGCGGCGGCCTGGAGCCGCGATTCCTGTGTGACATGAACCTGCAGGGCCGTGCCGAGGCTTGGACACTGCTGCGCGACCTGTCGGCGATCTATCGCGGCATGGTGTATTGGGCTCACGGCTCGCTGTTCATGCAGGCGGACATGCCGCGTGCGCAGGACATCGACTATGTCTTCACTCGCTCAAATGTCATCGACGGTAATTTTGACTATGGTGGCGCCGAGCGCAACACCCACTACAGCCGCGCCCTGGTCAGCTACGACAACCCGGCCAACAACTACGACACCGACGTTATCCCTGTCACCGACTTGGCGCTGCAGCGCCGGTACCGCGACCGACCCATCGAGATCTCGGCCATCGGTTGCACCCGTGCATCCGAAGCCCAGCGTCGCGGCAAGTGGGCACTGCTGAGCAACAGCCAGGACCGCACCGTCACCTTCAAGACGGGCATGGAGGGTCGTATCCCGCTTCCTGGCTACGTCATCCCGGTGGCAGATGAGCTGGTAGCGGGGCGGCCGAATGGCGGCCGGATCTCGGCAGCAGCGGGACGGGTCGTGACTCTGGACCGTGACACGCCGATCAAGGCTGGCGACCGGTTGATCCTGAACCTGCCGAACGGGACCGCCCAGGCCCGGACGGTCCAGTCGGTCAGTGGCCGTGCCGTCACGGTGACCGTGGCCTACAGCGTTCAGCCTGAGCCGGAGCTGCAATGGGCCATCGACTACGACGACCTGGCGGTGCAACTCTTCCGCGTGCTGAAGACAGCGCGCACCCAGGAAGGGGAATACGAAATCACGGCGTTGGAGTTCAACCCCAGCAAGTTTGCTGCGATCGATACCGGTGCCAAGCTGGAAGAGCGACCGATCAGCGTCATTCCGGTGACCACTGTGCAACCGCCGGCCAGCGTCACGCTGACCTCGGCTTACGCAGTGGATCAGGGCATTGCCGTCAGCACCATGACCATCAGCTGGCCCGCAGTGCAGGGCGCCGTGGCCTATGACGTCGAATGGCGCAAGGATGACGGCAACTGGGTCCGCCTGCAGCGCACCGGCACCACCTCGGTTGATGTGGTTGGCATTTACGCTGGCGCCTACTTGGCCAGGGTTCGAGCCGTCAGCTCGTTCGACATCGCGTCGATTTGGCGAGACTCCAGCTTGACCGAACTGAAGGGCAAGGAAGGCCTACCGCCCTCGGTAACCTTCCTCACAGCCACCTCTCTGCTTTTCAGCATCTCGCTCAAATGGGGCATTCCACCAGGTGCCGAGGACACCCAGCGCACGGAAATCTGGTACAGCCAGTCGAACGACCTGGGGGCAGCGATCAAGCTGGCGGATCTGGCTTACCCGCAAACTGAGTACGTCATGCAGGGCTTGGCTGCTGGTGTGTCGCTGTTCTTCTGGGCTCGCCTGGTGGATAGAACCGGAAACATCGGCCCTTGGTACCCGGTGGGTAGTGGCGTGCTTGGTCAGTCTGGGTCGGATGCAGGCCCCATCCTCGACCTGATCAGCGGCGAAATTGACGAGTCCATGCTTGGCCAAGAGCTCAAGGACAAGATCGAAGGTCTTCAAGATCAGATTGATGCCCTTGACGGGTTGAAGGCTTACGACAAGGGCTTGGCCTATACGAAGGACCAGATGGTGGTCGAGGATGGCCGCATCTATCAGGCCAAGATTGCTGTCCCTGCCAACGCTTCTGGAGCAAACGCACCGCCAAACGTGACCTATTGGATAGACGTCGGTCAGTCGGTTACCACGGCCAATGGCCTCGCTCAGCAGGTCAGCACCAACACGACCAAAATCGCCGAGGTCGATGGCAAAGTCACTGTGGCGGCCGAAAGCCAGCAGGTGCTCAGGGCGTCTTATCGCGACGACAGTGTCGAAGGCGACCTTGCCGCGGCGATCAACCAGTGGAACTCGACCGCTGCCTTTGCTGCTGAGGTGAAAGCAACGGCTACGCGGGAAGAGGCAATTGTCCGGAAGACCGAGACACTCGAAGCGTCGATAGGCCAGACGAATGCTGCTGTGCAGACCGTCAGCCAGGCCCAAGCCACGGCGGATGGCAAGGCCAGCACGATGTGGGCGGTCAAGATGCAGCTCAACGCTCAGGGCCAGTATGTGGCGGCAGGCATTGGTCTTGGCATCGAGAACGGGCCGGCCGGGTTGCAGAGTCAGTTCCTGGTGTCGGCTGACCGTTTCGCTGTGGTCAACGGTATCAACGGCACGCTCTCGTCGCCGTTCGCCGTGCAGGGTGGACAGGTGTTCATGAACGAGGCATTCATCGCCGACGGCACGATCACCAACGCCAAGATCGGCAGCTACATCAGCTCAACCAACTATGTGGCGGGCCAGCAGGGCTGGATCCTTAACAAGTCCGGCACCTTTGAAATCAACGGGACAGTCGCAGGGCAGGGGCGCTTGCTCCTGAATAACCAGCGCCTGCGGATATTCCATGCCAACGGCAACCTGGCGATTGACCTCGGAGTGAACGTATGAGCACTGGCCTGAAGGTCTATGACCCTAACGGCTTGGTGCTCCTCGACATGACGAGCTCGATCAGCCAGATGATGGGGTATGTGGACACGGGAGCGGCCAATGGGTCGCTCTCGATCCCTTTGCCTCCAGCCGGCAAGGAGCTGTTCTACGCCATCACCGAGCTGTCGGCGCAGAACAAGTATCTGGGAAAGCGCCCAGGGGTGACCCTGACCGTCGGGGCCTCCAGCGCGACCTTAGCCTGGCAGTACTCCTACGCCGGCGGCTGGGGGTTCTATTCGCTGAACTGCCGCATTCATTACGGATATCACTAAATGTCAGCAGGTTTGAAGGTCTTCAAGGAGGACGGCAGCCTTCTGTTCGACACGGAGAAAATCACCTATGGCCTGCTGAAAAGTGGGTACATGACACTGTTGGTCAATTGGCCACGCCTGGACTACAGGTCGGCGAACCTGCCGCCCAACCAGGGTAGCAGCTATGCCGAGTCGTCCATTACCGATGCCATCCATGGGTTCAGCGTTACAGGCGCAGTGGCGCCGATTGTCTTTATCGTCGGCTCGGGTATCTCCTGCGGGTCTTCTCGCTCGGGCGACACCACGACCTTCTACTACATCGGCGCGAGTCCTTCGACGAAGTATTACTACTTCGACACGATGCGGGACACGCTGAGTGGTGCTGGCCTGAAGTGCTACGACGAAGCGGGCACGCTGACCTTCAACTCGTTGCAGTACCCGCTCAACATCGTGGCCACGGTCTCAGCCCCAGCCCCACCCACGCCAACGGTCGTCAATGGGACGGCCAATTACGGCGTTCCGTTCGCTGGCGCGACTAAGCTCGCAACGCGTTTCATCAACTCTGGTCCTTATTACTGCGTGGCTCGCGTGTTTATCTCGGTTGGCTCGGGAGAGTTCGCAGCAGCTACGACATTCTCCAGATCGTTCGGCCAGGGGCGCATGGATGGAATGTCGGCGCCCGGCAGCCCGTTTCCCGCATACAGCAACCAGCAAGCCCATATGGACGGGGCATATGGGGCTTCTGGCGGCATCTACTTCATGTCGTGCGATGCCGCCAGGACCACGATGTATTGGGGAGCGCCAGTCACTTACAACAACTACTACGGCATCCCGACGGATAAGTACCCAGAAGCCCTAATTATCAAAACGGACAACTTGCCGTTCCCTTTCAATTAATCGTTGGAGCAATCCATGCCCTGGTACAGAACTGGCACCGTGGCGATCGCGGCTGGCCAAAATACGGTGACCGGTACCGGCACCAGCTTTTCTGCAAACGCCCGTGTGGGTGATGCTTTCTTAGGCCCTGATGGGAATTGGTACGAAGTAACGAACATTGCCAGCGCCACGGTGCTGAGCATTCTGCCAGCCTATAAAGGTTCGACGGTGAGTGGTGGTGCGTACGCTGTGGTACCGGTGCAGGGGTACGACAAAAGTCTCCGGGACGCCATTAACGCGATTGTCCAGCAATGGGGGGCAACGTTGGCGGGCTTGGGTGCCGTCTCGACCGAGAACGTGTTGCCGGTATCCAAGGGTGGTACAGGCGGAACGACCCAGGCAGATGCCCGCACAGGTCTGGGTCTGAAAAAGGCTGCCGTGGCTGACATTGTGGGCACGGTAAGCCAGAGCGGGGGCACGCCTACGGGCGCGATCTATGAGCGTGGTAGCAATGCGAATGGCGAGTACACCGCATATGCGGACGGCACACTGGAATGCTTCGCGAGAGTCGAGTGCACTTACTCCCTGGCTAATTTGCTTGTAGGGCCTTGGACGTACCCGAAAGCTTTCTCCTCGGCGACGTATGTGCCGGTGGTCGAGGTAACTGTAATGCAGCCAGCCGCTGCTGATATCACGCCAGTCACATCGGCTGAACTGTCGGCGCAGGTTGCAGTTGTCGGATATGCCTCGGCTTCTCCACGGGTTTGGAAATCTCCAGGCACGTCTAACAACTTCACATCCGCATCGAAAGTGACCGTGGGAGTCACCGCTAAAGGAAGGTGGTTCTGATGATCATCAAACTTTCTCCAGTCCGGTCTGACCTGCAACTTGCGGTTTTCAAAGCCGGGGAAAGACTGGAAATCAACGGTATGGTGCTGGATTTCTCACGTTTGGCTGATGGCGCTACCCTGCCTGCCGAAGCCGTGGGGTGTGAATTTGTGGCCGGCCCGGTCGAGCGCATAAATGGCGATTTGGTGCTGACACTCATGTTGCCGCACTCCGCCGATGCGCCCCAGGCCGCGCGCTTTCCGGTTGACCTCTACCCAGCCGACGGCCAAGTGCAGCTTCCGGGCCTGGAGCTGGGCGAGCGTCTCGCTTCGACTGATGGCGTAATCGATTGGTCGCAAGCGATCACAGCCGAGGCCAAGGCCCAGGCTGCCGCCGATCAACTGCTCGCCACGGTAACTGCCGATCTCGCCCAGCGCCGCGCCGTCGCTGACGCCGTCATCGCTCCTCTGCAAGACGCTGTCGAGCTTGAGGAGGCAACTGAGGCGGAGGTCGCGTTACTGAGGGAGTGGAAGCGGTACCGCCTGACCTTGATTAGGCTGCCCGAGCAGGAAGGCTACCCCACCAGCATCGACTGGCCCGCTCCGCCGGCCTGATTCACCTAGACCCCACCGACCGCCATCTGGCGGTATTTTTTTTGCCTGGAGAGAACCCATGACCATTCCCCGCGGCGTCCGGAACAACAACCCCGGCAATATCGACTTCAACCCGCGTAACGCCTGGCAGGGCCAGCTGGGCTTGGAGGTCGGAGTGCCCAAGCCTCGCTTTGCCCGCTTCGACACGCCAGAGAACGGCATCCGCGCCCTGGGCAAGCTGCTCATCAACTACCGGGGCAAGGACGGCATGTCTGGAGTGGGCGGGAAGGGCATCGATACCGTGCTGGAAACGATCCACCGCTGGGCGCCTGCCAACGAGAACGACACCAAGGCCTATGCCGCGGCTGTGGCCAAACGTCTTGGTGTAGGCATCGCCGACCCGATCAACATCAAGAACCTGGCCACGCTGCGCGGGATGGTCATCAGCATCATCATTCATGAGAACGGCGGCAACCCGTACGACGCTGCTGTGATCGATGAAGGCGTGCTGAGGGCGTTGGTGTGAAGATCCTTGTGATCAGACTGGGACTGCTTGCGCTGGTGCTGGCGTCCTACTGGGGCGCCTATCAGCACGGGCGATCGGTAGAGCGGGCCGAATCCGGCTTGGTATCAGCACAACGAGATAGCGGCGACCGGCTGGCCGAGGTGCTAGGCGAACGCGGCGCCCGCGCGGAAGAACAGCGACGCGCCACGGCGCAAGAGGAGGCAAGAGCCCATGCAAGAGAAGAACACCAGGTGGCTGATGTTGGCGCTGCTGCTGCCGATGCTGCTGGCCAGCGGATGCGCGGCGACGCAGCCAATCTCGCTGCCATCGTCAGTTGCCCCGGCACGGATACCGCCGCTGTCGCCCGAGGCCAGGCAGCCACCCGCGCCGCCATGGTGCTCTCCGACCTGCTCGCACGGGCTGATGAACGAGCGGGAGAACTGGCGAAAGCTTATGACCGTGCCCGAATAGCTGGCGAGCAGTGCGAGCGAGAGTACGACGCCCTAGTCGCAAAGCGGGCGGCGGTGAGCGCCCGGGAATAAATTCGAAGGCTTCATGCAAAGAGAGCGGCCACCGGGGATGCGTCAACATCCCTGCTGACCGCCGAACCCGCAGACCATACCTGCAAGCCCAGCCAAGGCTCCCGCTCTGTGCACAAAGCACGGCGAGCCTAGCACCTGTTTATCCATACAGTAAAGGTTTGCAAATTGACTAACCCAATCATTCCTTGGATGGGCGGTAAGCGCGGCCTGGCCGATCGCTTGATTCCGCTTTTTCCCGCTCATGAGTGCTATGTTTAGGTCTTCGCTGTGGCGCTGCTCTTTACTTCATGCGTCCCCAGCCCGCACCAGTTGAGGTGCTGAACGATCTCAACGACGCACCAATCAGCAAGGCGTGGCTGAAGCCTGCGTCAGAACGACAGGAATAGTGCCGGCGGGCTTAAACACCGGCTTAAAAACAGCTACTAGCGCGAAAAGATGAATTTTCAGCGCCTCCTCTGAGGTTTTAAAGTCGATATTTAATTTAGGGCTCTGCTATACTTCACTGTTGTTTTTTTGCATAATCTGAAGTGTTTGGCTCTGAGGCGGAAGGGTAGCTATTTTTTTTCATGCGCTCGCTTAAATAGCTCTTTTATTGCTCCAGTGCTAAGTGCTAGCGAGATTGAAGCCAAGATGGTGATTATTAAGTTTGATGTGAATTTTCCCGAGTAGGGAAGGACTGTAGTTACTATTTCTGATGAGTATGTGCTCGAAGTTTCTGAGGCGGTTTGCAAGACGCCTAAGACTTCTGCTGTTGACGCATCTGAGATGTTTAACAGCTCGATGTATTTGATAAATTTTTGTTCTTGGTCCTGATATAGCCTGCCTTGATCTTCTGCTATTTTTTTTATCGTGTTCTGGACATTTTCAATCGATTTTTCCCGATCTGTAGAGATTGACGCGACCTCCACAATGTTCGTATTTTTTACTGGACTTACAGTGGAGGTTCCTGAGTACTTGTAAGATGTTTGCTCTGGACTCTCCAGCGGTGTGAGAGTGTTTGTGTATAAGCTTAAGCTTTTGCCAATTGTTACGATGGAAGTACTCTGATATAGCGTTGGTCTGGTTATCGTGTATGCCAGCCCAGCTATTGTGATTAAGATAAAAGTTGCCACGATTACTCTGGCTTGCGATGAGATAAATTTATAGATATCTACAATTGAAATTTCGTCGCTTCCTTGCATCTTTTACTGCTCCATAATAATGTAGTAAAGGAAGCCTAGGCTTGCCGCTAGAGCTAAAAATAGAAATAGAATAAAAAGTTTAGCCCCTAAAGTGTACTTCAATTTATTGCGCAACTTCACTCTTCCTGCTGGTTGGAATAACTGTTGTTAATCATACATTTCGGTGGCAAATGTGTCAATATGCCATTATGCTTGGTGTGGTGAGGATAGAGGCGCCGAGACAGGGAAGTCGAGGGGTTTTACGATGTTGCTGTTGATTGATTTTTATTTATTTTGCTCTCTAGTTTTCCCTCGGTTTTATTCCATCGCTTTGCGCGCGATTAAGGAAGCTCCGAACAGCTGCTCTGGGCGCGCATGAGCAGCGCTTTTACGCCGCCGGCCTATTTTTCAGACGCCAATTAGATTAAAGCCAAGGCTTTAGGAATTCTCCGATCAATTCAGCACAGAACGGCTGCCGCGTGTTGAATTGATCGGAGACTCCCTTGTCGTTTCAATGAGGCCGCAACTGTTTGGCGATTGCATGACAGCTCTGTTTCCCGCAATTCGTGATAAAGCCGTGGAGTCCCGCTGCGGCCCTTGCGTACATCGTGTGTGCAACTTGCCAATCCAACTTGGCTCTTTGCTTATGGCGCATCGACGCCCTGCATTAACACCAAGTGCAGAAGCCTTGCGGGGTACGCTTAGTACTAGGCATATGGCTTCACCGGGAACAGCACGGCGTGCAATTGCATGAGGGCTTACTTCACTTGAGACTTTTGGCCATCTCGTCGACGGCCTGTCGCCGTGATAAGGGTAATTAGAAAGGGGCGCTTAAGCCTTTGCGGAAGTTTGAGAGTACAAAAATGGTACGCCCAAGCGAGTCAAGCCGTAAGCCACGTAATGTAAGCTCTGCAGAGAAAATGCGCCCAATCCATCATGGGGCCAGATACAACGATGGGAGTGTAGCTAAGACCATGCGCTTCCTGGAGGGGGAGTTTTGCAACGCTGGCAAATTTGCCTGTCTTTCGGCAGCGGCTGATAGGTGACATGCATAGCGAAGTCGCTGGGAGCGTTAAGCCCGATTTGGGCTCAGAAAGTCCGCAGCCACCCGCGCCGCCATGGTGCTCTCCGACCTGCTCGCACGGGCTGATGAACGAGCGGGAGTGCTGGCGAAAGTTTATGACCGTGCCCGAATAGCAGGGCAGCTCTGCGAGGCGTCCTATAATGCGCTGGTTTATTGATCGGAGCAGTACCGTGGGTAAGCGCAGTTTTATAGGGATGGTCGAGGCAGGCGAGCCGCTGATCCGTCAGGCCATCGAGGCGATGAAGGACTACCACGGAGCCCAGGACAGGGGCGCGCCGGCCGAGGAGGTTGAGCGTCTGCGTCTGCTGGCGGAGTCCCTGTTTGAGGCTGTTTCCGACTACCAAGCGCGAGTGATTGCGAAAGCTCGCGGCAAGGATCTACCGCCTATGCATTAAGCCGCTGATCGACATTTGCCCGAAAACGCACCGATGTATACGATACTGTATCTATATACAGTATTGGTGTCGGTGAGCTATGTACTTCCTCGTTGTTCGTCGCCGAGTACGCGGCGTGGCAATCCCTGCGGACCAGCTTCGCAAGGTAAAACCCCTGAAAGCTGACATCCATATCGGTGAGCATCACTCCGAGGTGCTTGGCCGGGTGGCTACCCAGGCATGGGTTTTCAACCCGACGCCGAGCGGAGACATCATCCCGCGCCTGCTCGATGCCAAGGTCAACGGCATGGCCCAGCTCGGCATGAACATCAATGGCGTGGAGGAGGTCGACGGCGTGCTCTACGCGCAGTCCTGGTGGTGCCGGGCGGAGGGGTCGTATGGCAACTAGTCTGCCGCCGGCCTGGCTGGCCGAACTGAACGACCAGGGTGCCCTGGTCACGGATCCGGATGGGCGCGCAGCAGTACTCGATGAGATGGCCTATGCTGCGCGCCGGAGGCGAGAGGTCGATGCCTGCGACCTGGTCGACATGCTGGAGATCGTTGAGTCGGCCAGGCTGTGGGCTCTGGATGGTTCCGATCTGTGAGGAGTCATATAAAGGAAGGGAAATGGTCGGCAGAACACCGCGGGCGGGCTGGCCAGGGCCAGTGACTTTTGAAGTGACATCGTTGGGATGCGTCCGTACCCGTGAAGCCTCGTTGCAGCGAAAGCAGGGCCGGAAATCCTGTGTTTTCATGCCGTTACGCAGGCTCGGCATGCATGGGGTGCAAGGGGTCGAGTGTTCGAATCACTCCGTCCCGACCAAAATACTCCAAGAAATCCAAGGACTTAGCGGTCCTTGGATTTTTTTATGGGCGGCCCCGCGCAAAACTCGCGCAAAATGGGCGCAAAACTATCCGGCGATTTCGCCGATATCCAGGTCTGCTTCGACCTCAGACCACACCACATCTTCGTGTCCTTTCTGGTAGTTTCTGGTCATACCTTCAGTTGTGTGCCCGGCGATCTTCTGCCCATCTTTCCCAGCCCGCTTGTACAGATGAAGGGAGAGGGCGCGCACTTCATGAAACCCCGGCATCTCCTCTTCTTTGAGGTCGCTGTAGCAGCCGGCGGCATCCCTCGCATCTTTGAAGGCTCGGGTGAGAAACCTCTCATCAACCTTTGTCCAATGATCTTTCCCTTCACGTTTCTTCTTACGTTCCGGGCGCCGATGCACCAAGTACGGTGACAGAATGTCGTCCCGGCAACGGCTCAGCACTTCGCCCAATTGATCGGTAACTTTGATCTTCAGCCATCCAGCGTCCGAAGCCTTCTCCGTTTTGTTCTGCACCACATACAGATAACCGTCACGCACGTCTTCGAATTTCATATCGAGGATGTCGCCACGTCGCTGCGCAGTAATGAGTGCAAGATCGATGGCGTTTTTCAGCCAGCGCGGGGACTTATCGCGGATTGCTTTAAGACCTTCTAGCGTGTGCCGCTTACGCTGCTTCTTCTCGATTCTTGGGATTGTGTTGGCAGCAGGGTTATCTGGGCAAAGGCCTTTCGCGGCTGCGTGGTTGAATAGGTCGATCAGAATTGCCCGCGCCTGGTTGCTTGCTCGCGGGGTTAGCGGCTCAAGGAACTCAGCAATCATCCTGATGGTGATCTGGTCTATTGGTCGCTCGGCGAACTCTGCCCGGATTTGCTTGAACCTGACGGCGTATAGATCAAGCGTTGCTTTTGCTAGCTCGCGAGGCGGGAGTACGTCTCGCTCATAGGTGACCAGGAACTCGCCCAATGTCACCGAGCTTTCGCCGAGAACCTCGGCTACCAAGTCACCACCACGCAGGAATGCGGTGTTGAGCTGGGCGGCCGCATCTATGGCGCGGCAGGCGCTCAACGCATCCCTGCTATTGATATCGCGAAAGCCATCAACGTTCATCCCGACACGGTCTCCAAGGCGGTCTCCAGTCTGCTGCGTCGGCGTGTCCTTTTCCGCGAGGGTGGTGCTCGGGGTGACATCGGTGTGAATGACCCGAAGGAGTGGATCTACGTTGAGCCGAAACAGACCAAAACAGCCGACTCGGCTGAAGTGGTCCGAATCGGATCAGAGTCGAAACAGACCAAAACCGCCGACTCCCTTCTTTATTCTAAGAATCTAACCCCCTATGTATTTCTTCCTTCGGAAGAAAATACATGCCCCCCCAGCGGTGAGCAGGTGGCTCCGGCCAAAGCTGACCGCAAGGCACCGTTCGGGAAGGCCGCCATGGGGCAGGGCGAGTGGACCAGCCACGACCTGCGCAAGGTATCCCGTACCGCCTGGACTGACCTCGGCATCGACGGCCACATCGGCGAGATGTTGCTGAACCACACGCTCGGGAAGATCGCCAGCACCTACATCCACACCCAGGCCATGCAGCAGCGCCGGGCAGCCCTGGAGAAGTGGCACACCTGGTTAGACGGCATCGGCTTTGGTGCCATTCACGGCCTTACCAAGGCCTTATCCGAAATTTCACAGAATTCGAGCGAGCCAACGGAACACAAGGCTTCCAGCCACCTTGCCGAATTTGTAATTAGCGAGGATTCGAAATGACTGGAAAGTACCCTAGGCCGGCCATGACCGACTTGAACACGATGTCTCCAGCGGCCCGCTCGGCGGCAATGCGCAGCGGGATGGAGGGATGGGGTCTTGTCGGCGGGCTGCCTGGACAAATCTGCTATCAGAACAGGTTGATTCGAAGTCACGGCGGCGCTGCAACTGCGGCTGTAGGCGTCGGGCAACCCATCGGGGAATGGCCAACGGGGTCTGTTTGAAGATGGGGTGCGAGCTGTCGGTGCGGCGCTGGGTCAAGGCGTCCAACGCATGAGGAAGAGCCACGGCCCGGCTTTCAAGAAGGCCGTAATTGATTTGGATGAATGCCCTTTGTGCCGTGGGAGAGCGGTCACTCAGGGCGTGTTTCACGAACTGCCATGCGACTACTGCAACGCCTCGGGGTGGGTGGCGGCTGCAACTGGTGATGCCCTGGCCCTGGATGAGCTGGTGACCCAGCTCAGCATGCGGCTTCGGGCAGCGCTCCGGCAGATCGAGCAATTGAAGAACCCTCAAGCATCCGGGCCTGAGGGGACATATCAGGGAAGCAACCGGCGCGGCGCCGGAGGCACCAACTACACCGGTGATTGAGGGGGAAGGACATGATCTACAACAGCGTATCGGGTGCAGTGGTGGCGGCTTTGGCGGCTGGTGAAAAGGGCGCCGCGAAGGGGCAGGCCTGGCAGAAGCTCTACAAAGCGGCAGAGGAAGAGGGCGGTTGCCTGGCTTCACTCGGAGGGCAGTCGGGTGGTTTTGATCGGGCTCAGGTGGACTACTGGCTGTCCGCTCGACTGCACCACTTGTTGATTCCTCGGCACTGGCAGGCGCTTAATGCCAAGTATGCCACCAGCAAGGGGAAGAAGCTGCAGGGCATCTCGTCCATTGCGCCACTGATCGCCAGCCCAGCGCCGCAGCTGTTCATCTACAAGGCGGTCACGGCCTGGGCTGTGCCTAAGTTGAAAGGGGCTCGCCGGAAAGGCCCGCGCTCCGTGTCGGTGGAGATTCCGCTGAACGCGCCAGAGTGGCGTCGCAACAACCTAGTCAATGCTGCGCTGGCGGCTGGTCAGGCTGAGCGGAAGAAGGCAGAGGCGCTTGCCGATGACCTGATTGTTCTGCCCGACATCTTCTACGACATGAACACCTGGGATTTGAATGGAACTTCGGAGCCAACAAGGCGCCGCTGGCGGGCGGGGATCAAAAACACGCTTGACGAGATGGTGGCCGAAGCGCTTGCCCAAGTTGAAACTATCTTGATTGCGGAAGGATTGCTTCTAGACCTCTTTGGGGCACAAATGAGAGGATGTCAATCAGTTATGGGAGGGTGAGACATGCAAGATTTGGAGACTTTACGCACTGGTTATCAGGACGTTCTGCCTCGCGCGGAGAGGCTAAAAAATGCTGTAATCGCAGAGCTGTTAGAGCTATTTCAAAAAAGCGGTGTGGCACTCGGTGTCCCGATTGAGAGTAGGGTCAAAGCCTGGGCCTCTATTGCTGAGAAACTTGATCGTAAGCGCATGGTTTTATCATCGATTCATGATTTGACTGATTTAATTGGAATACGAGTTATTTTGCTTTTCAAAAAAGACTTGGATGCCGTGCGCACAATTTTGTCTCAAAATTTCGAGCTGATTTCCTCGGAAGACACCGGTGAGCGTTTGGGAGAGTCTGAGTTCGGATATCAATCGCATCACTATCTGTTAAAAATTCCTGCTACCTGGCTCTCTGTGCCCACTTGGTCCGGGTTTGGAGGCTTTACTCTGGAATTTCAAGTTAGAACCATGGCTCAGCACATTTGGGCCGCAGCATCACATAAGCTTCAGTATAAACAAGAGTCAGGGGTGCCCCATCCGATTAGGCGGTCTATTAATCGAGTTTCTGCACTTTTGGAAACCGTCGATTTGGAGATTCAACGAGTTTTAGATGAGCGGGATGCATATAAGGGCAATGTATTAGTCTCTACTGATTATGATCTTGTCGATGATAGTGATCTGAATGTTGACAATTTGGCTTTGATCCTTTCCGAGATTTATCCGCGTGCGAATCGAGCGGAATTTGAAAACTATTCGGAACTCTTAAGTGATATGTTAGAGCTAGGCGTGAAGAGCCAAGCCGAAGCTCGTAAGATCTTCAGGCGACATTATGAACGTACTATGGCCGCAGAAAAAATGCATGTTGCTGATGGTGTTGGTGACTTTGATGAAGAGCCTGACACGCGGCCTACGGGGGTCTACTTCAAACACGTTGGACTGGCTCGTGAAGCACTACGAGGCGAATTCGGTGAAGAAATCTTTCGCTCTAAGCAGTTGACAACTGTGAGCGATTGAGCGAGATTATCCCCATCCTGTTATTCCTGCGCGTGTTGAGGAGTGACGAATCTTCTCTCCGGAGCGGTCGCAACGCCCATCCAGGTTGGAGTCTTAGCCGGCATCGTAGCAATAGGGTTGATACTGCTGTTCATATCGAATCTGATGTATGCGAAAGTGCATGAGCCGAGCGTAGCGGATGAATCTACGAAGGAGGTTACCGGGATGAAAACACTAGACAGTGCGGTTCTGAAAACGAGTCAAGATGTCGGTGCCGGTATAGTCTCCAGCCTAATAGTTGCGCTGATTCGAGCCTTTTGAGGCTCATCCGAGCCCGCGATAGCGGGCTTTTCATTTAAAGCCCTGGTGATCGCCGGGGCTTTTTCATTTCCGCTCCCCGCAACGGGAGGAATCGAGATGCCAAACATGCCCGAGAAGGATCCTGGCTTGTGGGCCGCTGTGCTCGCCTGGGCGCTGGCTCACCAGCCTCAGATGTATGCTGCTGGCCTGTCGGTAGCGATCGCTGCCCTTAGGGTGGTCTATGGCGGCGGCACTCGCCGGCAGATGATGCTGGAGGGCGCGCTCTGCGGCCTAATCACACTGGCCTTGGTGCCGCTGCTTGAATGGATGGGATTGCCGCAAGGCATGGCCACCTTTGCAGGTGGCGCTGTCGGTTTCATGGGAGTCGAAAAGCTTCGCGGCTACTCCGATTTGTTCCTTTCCCGCAAGGCTCAAGGCTGATGGCCAGGCTCAAGACGTTAGGCCCTCGCATCAAGGAGAGCGCAGGGTCGCGGGTCAAGCTGGTGAGCCCAGGAAGTTGGCGGAGCGGAATGACTAGCTCCCAGCGCGGCTACGACTACAAATGGCAGAAGGCCAGAGAGCAATACCTGCGCGACAACCCGCTGTGCGTCTACTGCGAGCGGAACGGCCGCACAACTGCGGCCAGGGTTGTCGACCACATCATTGCTCACCGTGGAGACATGGTTCTCTTCTGGGATCAGACCAACTGGCAGGGTCTCTGCAAGCCTTGTCACGACTCCGTCAAGCAGGCCGAGGAGGCGGCGGGGCTGAGTGGTTGAGGTGTCAGCGGATCGTCGAAACCCCACGGGGCGCCATACAGGCACGCCAGTGACGTGCTGCGAAAGGGGTAGGGGGGTCAAAAGCTAGGGATTCTCATCTATCTAGACCGCCTCCGACCCCACGCGCCCCTCACAGTCGTCAAGGGGTGACACATGCTTTGGACCACTGCCTGCCCTGACTGGTGGCGGCGTCTGGCTGCCAGCGAATCCATCATCCCCGAACCGCTCTTTCCCCAAGAGGCAGAAGAAAGCCTCGAGGTTTTCAAGGGGCTTCGCATTGTCGATGCCCCAGGCAGTCCAACTATCGAAAGCGCCTGTGCCCCATGGGTCTTGGCTTTCGCTGGGGCCGTGTTCGGCAGCTACAACAGCGAGACCGGTGAACGCCTGATTCGGGAGTTCATGCTTTGCATACCGAAAAAAAACAGCAAGTCGACCATCGCCGCCGCGATCATGCTGACAGCCCTGGTGCGCAATTGGCGGATGTCGGCCGAGTTCATCATCCTCGCGCCGACCAAGGAAATTGCCGACAACGCCTTCGTCCCGGCGAAGGACATGGTCAACAACGATGACGAGTTGAAGGATCTGCTGCATGTGCAGCCACACCTTCGGTTGATCACCCATCGGGAGACCGGCGCCACGCTGAAGGTCGTCGCCGCTGACAGCGACGTGGTGGGCGGCAAAAAGGCCGTGGGCGTACTGATCGATGAGGCCTGGCTGTTCGGCAAGAACCCGAAAGCAGCCGACATGATTCGGGAGGCCACCGGCGGCCTGCTGTCCAGGCCCGAAGGCTTCGTTATCTGGTTGACCACGCAGTCGAACGAACCGCCCGCTGGGGTATTCCGGTCGAAGCTGAACTATGCGCGCGGCGTGCGTGATGGCCGCATCAACGACAATCGCTTCCTGCCGATCATCTACGAATTCTCCAAGGAGATGATCGACAGCGGTGATGCCCGTAAGCCAGAGAACTTCCACCTGGTGAATCCCAATATGGGGTTCTCAGTCGACCGCCCAACGCTTGAGCGCTTGTTCATGCAGGCGGAGATCGACGGGGAGGCGGAGCTGCGTGGTTTCCTGGCCAAGCACCTCAACATCGAGATCGGCCTGGCCTTGATGTCTGATGCCTGGGTCGGTGCCGAATTTTGGGAGCCACAGGCAGCCACTTGGCTCAACCTAAATGAAATCCTTGAGCGGTGCGAAGTCATCGATGTGGGTGGTGATGGAGGAGGGCTCGACGACTTGCTTGGGCTTGCCGTCGTCGGCCGGGAAGCGAGCACCCGCCGTTGGTTCCACTGGGCTCACGCTTGGGCCCACCCGTCGGTCCTCGAGCGTCGCAAGTCCGAAGCCCCGCGGCTAAAGGATCTTGAGGCGGTTGGCGACCTGACCATCGTGAAGCGCATCGGTGAGGACGTGGAGCAGTTCGCAGCCATCGTCGCCCGTATCAACGAGACCGGCTTGCTGGACAAGGTCGGGCTCGACCCGGCGGGGATTGGCTCTGTTCTCGACGCCCTGGCCGACGCTGGTGTCGAAGAGGACAAGATCGTTGGCATCTCCCAAGGCTGGAAACTTACCGGCGCGATCAAGACGACGGAGCGCAAGCTCGCTGAGGGAACCCTTTTGCATTGCGGCCAGCCGCTCATGGCCTGGTCGTGCGGAAACGCCAAAGGGGTGCCGTCGGCCAACGCCTTCTTGATCACCAAGCAAGCCTCGGGCACGGCCAAGATCGACCCGCTGATGGCTACATTCAACGCCGTTTCACTGATCAGCCTCAATCCTGAGGGGCGCGGGGGAATGGACAACTTCATGGCTGGCATTCGGGACCCACTGATCGCATGAACGCACTTTACATTTTCATCGCCTGCGCTCTGGTGGCTTTCTTCCTGGCATGTGCTGGGGTATGGGTTTTGGCCGGTACTGGCTGGGCCTTGATTGCAGGAGCAGTGAGCTTCTTCTGCATCGCTGGTTTCCTTCGCCGAGGGCTGACCAGTGATTAAAACCTTATCCCAGGCTTTGGGGGCTGCGGCCGCCAAGCCATCAGCCAGCATGAGCGAATGGTTGGGCAGGAGCATCAAGCTGTCAGATGGCGGCTTCTGGGGCGCGTTTCTCGGGGCTCAGTCCAGTAGCGGAAAAACGGTCAGTGTCGACAAGGCGATGCGGCTTTCCACGGTGTGGGCCTGCGTCCGCATCATCTCCACCTCGGTTGCGGGCTTGCCCCTGAGCATCTACCGGCGGATGCCTGATGGCAGTCGAGAGAGTGCACGGGACTTCCCGCTGTACGACGTGGTGCACACCAGCCCCAACGAGGACATGGCCGCCTTCCATTTCTGGCAAGCAGTCGTTGCCTCGATGCTGCTGTGGGGGAATGCTTACTGCGAGATTCACCGATCTGCAGGTCGCGTCATTGCGCTGGACTTCCTGATGCCGTCCCGAGTCGACCTCGAGTTCGATGATGACGGCCGGCTGAGATACTTCTTCAGGCCACGCAAGGGCGCGCGTCGGGAGATTGTGCGGCAGAACATGCTGCATATCCCGGCCTTTACCTTGGACGGCCGGATTGGCCTTTCGGCCATTCGCTACGGCGCGGATGTGTTTGGCTCGGCGATGTCGGCAGACGACGCGGCCAACAGCACTTTCCGCAACGGCATGATGCCTACGGTCGCGTTTTCGGTGGACAAGACACTGAACCCGGCCCAGCGCGTAGAGTTTCGTGAGTACGTCAAGACCATCTCCGGGGCGCTGAACGCTGGCAAGAGTCCTGTGCTTGAGCAAGGCGTGAAGCCGGAGATGATCGGCATCAACCCCGCTGACGCGCAGCTGCTGGAGTCGAGAGGGCACAGCATCGAGGAGATTTGTCGATGGTTCGGCGTCCCGCCTTGGATGGTGATGAAGACCGACAAGGGCAGTAACTGGGGGACCGGCCTGGAACAACAGCAGATCGCGTTCCTCACCTACTGCATCATGTCCTTCACGGCGCCGATCGAGCAGTGCGTGAACAAGTGGTGCATGACGGCGGTAGACCGGATCAACTTCTATTCGGAGTTCTCGCTCGAAGCGTTCCTGCGGGCCGACAGCTCTGGGCGTGCGGCGTACCTCAGCACGATGGCCCAGAACGGCTTCATCACCCGCAACGAAGGGCGGCGAAAAGACAACATGCCTCACATGCCAGGCGGTGACGTTCTGACGGTTCAGTCGAACCTGGTGCCGCTGGACCAGCTGGGCAAGCAAGACGATGGTCAGGCCGCAAGGGCCGCACTGATGAACTGGCTTCAACAGCCGGAAAAGTAAATCTCGGGAGTAATCCATGAAACACAAGATCCAGTCTCGCGGCCTGCGCAGCGAGATGAGCCCGCGCGCGCTCGATAAATGGAACCCCGCGATCCAGGCGGCCGTCGAGAACACCTCGGACACCATCACGGTGTACGGCGTGATCGGCGAAGACTGGTAGCCGCCGGCAGGTTCACACGCACGGAGCGCTGGTACCCATTGGTGGTCTTGCCGTCCACGGCGCCCAGGTGAGCCGCAACGTACGCCCCGCCGTCAGTGGCGATATCGATGGCGTACTCGATGCGATAACCGTTGGTGTTGCCGCTGCTGTCCTGCTTGGCCAGGCGCGGCCAGGACATCCGTACACGCACGGCGGAAAGTTGGGTATTGCTTAGCGCGCGGGTGAACGCGTTGTCACTGCGGAGCTCGACATTGACGGTGGTCTCGTTTTCAACCGCCGGGATGCCCTGGATGTAATCTTGCTCAACGGAGCCTGGGCGCCATTCCCATTTCACACCTGGGAAGTTCACGTTGCCGCTGGAGTCCGCGATTGGGGTGTTGTCTAGGTAGATATCGCGATCAGTCGGCGTGCCATCGAATTCGCCCTCGCCCACGGCCAACAGGATCTTGGCGATGTTTGTCGACTGCAGGCTGTCCGGTGCCTCGACAGGAGTTTTCGGGTTGCTCTCACCGCCCTTGGCGCCGGTGATGTCCAGGTGAGCTGCTGCGCCCATGCTTTCCTCCGGGCAATAAAAAACCGCCTGGAGGCGGTTTTCTTTAATTTCAACTAATCAAGAAACGTCAGTGAAAAAGCAACTAAAATAATGACCGCACACACAGTGGATACGCCCACCATGCCCACGAAATCCGCGCCCTTCTGCGACATTTTTCCCGAAATCTTGATGGCAACTGATACGACAATCTTAGGCATCTGAACTGCTCCAATGATGGAAATCACGGAGCAAGGTGTTCAGGGGCTGAAACGTCGTTACGTCTTGTCGTGCGCCTCAATCGAGGCCGAGATGATCGCCCCGCCCCAGCGGCGCTCGCCGATGCAGATCGGGACTGGATTGCCACTTGCAGTGGTGTTCTTGGCGCTGCCAAAGGCGTAAGACGGCAGGTTCTCTGATGCGGCGCTTTGGGAAAGGCCCTTGGCCTGTGGGCTAAGCATCTGGATGACGCCGCCGGCGACCAATCCAATACCAGCGCTCATCAGTGGCGCACCGAACGGCGTAGCTGACAAAAAGGCACCGGCCACGATCATGACCACACCAATAATCGTCTGAAGCACGCCTGCTCGCTTGCTGCCTCTGATGACTGGAACAATTCGTACTTCTTGGCTGCCGCTTCGTTCAAAGTCTTTTTGTCCAATGTTTTTGCCATTCCGGAAGATAGCAAACCGCAAACCTTTTGAGTCGAGCCTCCTGATCTCTTCTTCGAACCCGGGAAGGGTAGCCTTCAAGGCCGAAAAGACCTCCTTCACAGTTCCGCTATCGATAAGCCGCTGATGGATCCTGCCGAATTTCTTAGCAAGCGCCCCAGACAACTTGATTGTAGTCATGCGACTACTCATCAAAACCGCAGTCATAGCTTTCTCCGGATAATAAAAAACCGCCCGAAGACGGCTTGTCAGTTGTAGTCGATGTAGGGGCCTATGTAGACACCGCTCATGTCTCCACTGATGCGGTAGAAGCTTTCCTTGCCGGGCTCGACTCGGGCAGTGATTGATCTGACCGCCATGCCTCCGCAGAGGCCAGAACCAGACAAACCGATCCCAAGATTCGGCTGACCAGGCGGCAGATAGAATGTCGCTCGTTGACCTGGCCCAACCTTGGCCGACTTTCTGCCTTCTACGTAAACAACTATGTCGCAGCCTGACCCCAGTGCTCCTGAATCCCTGACTACGGTTAGAGATCCGCTGGTGCCTGCGGGAGCGGCTTGATATGCGTAGAGCTCATCTTTCGGCACGAGTTCGGCTTGTTGAACAGGGGTAGCCGAAGTACTGCACCCCGCCAGCAATACCAGCCCGAGAGCGCCTACCAGAATTCGCATGTGATCCCTCCTTATTGCGGTCGTAAGTTAGCGCACAGTAGATCGCAGCTTACCCCTACGAATCATCCATCTACGAAGCAGGCGCGAGGGCTTTGCTGTGGATCGCAACATTTACCTGCTCAGCTGAGACGCCGTAACGTCTTGCAACAGAGGCGCACGCTTCTTCCATAGTCAATGCGGGTGCTATTTCGACCGGTCGGTAATGGCAGCTGGTGCTTAAATCCGCTTGAAGTGCTTGGCGCTGGAACTCTGTCAACCACAGAGTTTGAGAGATTCCATTCTTAAGCGTCATGGAAAGGTTGTAAGTACGCTCTGATATAGCAGACAAATCAGCAATTTTTTGCCCACCATCGCCTACCCCAAATTTCCAAAAATTAATTTCGGCCACAGCATGCCAGCTTCCATCTACTACGAATCCCACATATTGGCAGGCTAGCAAGCTTACGATTGAGGGCTGTCTGTCATTTGGAAGCTCGAAGCTCCAGCTCTGAGAAATCTGTTGGTATTCGGCATGCGAAACATGCATGACGACGCCAATCCAATCACGTTCATGGTAAGGGCGGTCCATTCTCTTTCCTAGATGATGTCAAACAAGCATAGTCCCTAGATTCGCCAAGAAGCGCCAGCCTGTTCATCCATCCAGGCTGAACGGGACTTCAGTAACCGGCTAGGCTGGCGGCTTAGTTGCGTTGCGCCCCCCCCCAACGAACCGCCCCGGTCCGTTACGGGAAAGCCTAAGGGTGTTACTTGGATGTTATGAAAAGAAGCCCCAATGTAACTGCTCCTGCAGCAACGTAGGTCCCGACAGTTGCTGCTCGTTCCCAGCCGGTCTTGTCAGCCCAACTCTTCTCAGGCTCTTTTTCATGCTCCGGAGGCATTCGACGCTCCCGCTCCCTCTCAGTAGTCTTGGCCAAGAGATCGCCTAGATATTTTATTACGTCCTCGCCAGCTTGGAGAAACGCGGGAAAATCTACATGGAAATTGGGTTCATGCGCAGCCTTATTCCGCACACTTGCGATCCATCTGATTTTCTTCACCATTGGGGCGCTTATCATACCTTCTACAGACGTAAGCCTTTCGTGGATTCCCCTTCCTGATGCGCCAAGCTTGCCAAGCAAGGATTCAATTTGGGTCGAAATGTCTAAAACCTGACCTCGCATCCCGCCTCTCCGTCGTGATTATTGACGGCAATTTACCATCACTAGCACGCTATCCCAACGAAGGATGCAAATTTGGCCCATCGAGCTGGCCGAACATCCAGTGTGGATGGAAACCCAGTAACCGCTGGGCTTGGCGCCGTAGTAGCGTTGCTCCTCCCAACGAACCGCCCCTGTCCGTTGCCGGAAAGCCCACGGACTGGGGCATGATGACCTAGGAAGTCAACGGGGCAAACGAAAGAACCGTTGAGCAACGACTGAACGATCTTGAGCAAGCGCTTCGGACAGCAATCGTTTTCAACTTGAACGCAGCAGCTGTACTTGGCCGCCGCCTGTCTTACGGAAATGACCCGATCGCGCAAGCGATTGCTCAAGACCTGCGCGATTTGAAAACCAGAGTTTCGAAAACATCGACAAAGCTCTGCACGATCATTACGTGGACAACCTGACCCTAAGCATTACTGGCCGAGCTTGAAGCCCGCAGCGTAGTAGTGCCCAGAGCGAGGGTGCTGAACCATCAGCACTCTCCAATCGGAAGACGCATTCTTCTCCTCAACACGTTTTTTCTCGATCGCCATTTAACTTCTCCTGCGGCCTAGCCGCTTCATTTCGCGTCCCGGTGACGCAACAAAAGGCGCGTCCGGTCGAGCCAGGGCCCGCCGAACACGATGATTTCCGATGGCCTGCCGAGCAGGTGATGCAGCATGAGCCGCTTCTTCGCCATACCTCTGGGTGGATGCTGCGCGTACGCCGGATTACACCAAATGCCAACAGCGGCACCGTGGCCGACACGATGACCATCGCTGGCTACACCGAGATCATCGACGAGAAACTGCGCTATCCGAACACCGCGCTGCTCTACATCGAATTCGACGCCCAGCAATTCCAGAACATTCCGGCGGTGACGGTGAAGTGCAAGGCCAAGCGCTGGCCGGTGCCAAGCAACTATGACCCGATCACGCGCACCTACTCTGGCGTATGGGATGGCACCTTCAAACAGGCCTGGACCAACAACCCTGCTTTCGTGACCTATGGCCTGTGTGTCGAGGACCGTTTCGGCCTGGGTAAGCGCATCAAGTCGTGGATGGTCGACAAGTGGGAGATGTACCGCATCGCCCAGTACTGCGACCAGCTGGTGCCGAATGGCCTGGGCGGCCAGGAGCCGCGTTTCCTGTGCGACATGAACCTGCAAGGTCGCTCTGAAGCCTGGACGCTGCTGCGTGATCTCTCTGCCATCTACCGGTACCGGGGGCAACACGGCGGCCTTGGCCCGCAGTGGGCTCGGCCTGAAAGCGGCAGCCGTTGCCGATATCGCGGGCACGGTGAGCCAGAGCGGCGGAACGCCCACCGGCGCAATCCTTGAGCAGGGCAGCAACGCAAACGGGCATTACATCAAATATGCCAGCGGGGCGATGATCTGCTGGGGAGAAGCGACTTATACCGGGGGCATCACAACGGCGATCGTCACTTCCGTTTTCGTCTCTGCGGCTGGCTTCACAATCACTTGGCCAGTGGCCTTCGCCAGTTCGGCTCCAGTTGAACTAAGCGGTGGTGTGACAGGCGGCTCTTACCGGGTTATCTGCGTCCCTTATCGGGCGAACACAGCCAACGGAACGATGACGTTCCAGCTGTACATCTCTTCAACGGCAGATGTTGTTTTCTCTTGGAAGGCCATCGGGAGGTGGTTCTAATGATTATCAAGCTTTCTCCAGTTCGTTCTGATGCTGGGCTCTCGGTTGTGAAATCCGGCGACAGCCTGGAAGTGAACGCAGTGTCGTTGGATTTCTCCCGCTTGGCCGAGGGCGCGACCCTGCCCGCCGAGGCGGTCGGCTGTGATTTCGTGATTGCGCCTGTCGAGCGTATCAACGGCGATCTGGTGTTGACCCTCATGCTGCCGCACGCGGCCGATGCGCCTCAGGCGGCCCGGTTCCCGGTGGACCTTTACCCGCAGGATGGGCAAGTGCAGTTACCGGGCATGGACTTGGGTGACCGCCCGGCCGCCGTGCCAGGCGTGATCGACTGGTCCCAAGTCATCACGGCCGAGGCCAAGGCCCAGACCGCCGCTGAGGAGTTGTTGGTCGCGGTGATGGCCGACCTGGCGCAACGCCGCGCGGCAGCGGACGCGGCGATCGCCCCGCTGCAGGATGCCGTCGAGCTTGAAGAGGCGACCGAGGCAGAGGCCGCGCTGCTAAAGGAATGGAAGCGCTACCGCATAACCTTGAGCCGTCTGCCCGAGCAGGAGGGTTACCCCAACAGCATCGACTGGCCCGCGCCGCCGGCCTGACCCGCACCGAACCCACCGACCGCCGCTTGGCGGTATTTTTTTGCCTGGAGAAACCCCATGACCGCACGCGGTATTCGCAACAATAACCCCGGCAACATCGATTTCAACCCGCGCAACGACTGGCAGGGCCAGATCGGCAAGGAACCTGGTGGCCGCTTCGCCATCTTCGACACGCCCGAGAACGGCATTCGTGCCTTGGGCAAGCTGCTCATCAACTACCGGGGCAAGGACGGCATGCCCGGCGTAGGTGGGAAGGGCATCGACACCGTGCTCGAGACCATCAACCGCTGGGCGCCGAGCAACGAGAACGACACCAAGGCCTATGCCTCGGCCGTGGCCAAGCGAATTGGCGTGCGCACCACTGACCCGATCAACATCAAGGACCCGGCCACGCTGCGCGGGATGGTGGTCAGCATCATCATCCACGAAAACGGCGGCAACCCATACCTGCCGGCGATCATCGACGAGGGCGTGCGGAGGGCCTTGGCATGAAGTCGTGGGCAATCAGATCGTTGATCCTGCTGGCACTGCTCGCGTCCTACTGGGGCATGTACCAGCACGGCAGGGCGGTGGAGCGGGCAGAGGCCGACCAGGCGTCGGCGAAACGGGATAGCGGCGACCGTCTGGCTGAGGTAATCGGCGAGCGGACAGCGCGAAAGGAAGAACAACGACGCGCCACGGCGCAGGAGGAGGCGAGAGCCCATGCTCAAGAAGAACGAACGATTGCTGATGCTGGCGCTGCTGACGCCAATGCTGCTGGCCAGCGGCTGCGCGACGAAGGCGCCAACATCGTCGCCTCCGTCAGTTGCCCCGGCACGGATACCGCTGCTATCGCCAGAGGCCAGGCAGCCACCCGCGCCGCCATGGTGCTCTCCGACCTGCTCGACCGGTCTGTCGCTACGAATCGAGAGCTGGCGCAGGCTTATGACCGAGCCAAGATCGCTGGAGAGCAGTGCGCAGGTGAGTACGACGCCCTGATCGCAAGGCGGGCGCTAGTAAGCGCCCGGGAATAAATTCGAAGGCTTCATGCAAAGAGAGCGGCCACCGGGGATGCGTCAACATCCCTGCTGACCGCCGGACCCGCAGACCATACCTGCAAGCCCAGCCAAGGCTCCCGCTCTGTGCACAAAGCACGGCGAGCCTAGCACCTGTTCATCCATACAGTAAAGGTTTGCAAATTGACTAACCCAATCATTCCTTGGATGGGCGGCAAGCGCCGCCTGGCCGACCGCTTGATCCCACTTTTCCCCGCCCATGAGTGCTACGTCGAGGTCTTCGCCGGTGGTGCTGCCCTGTACTTCATGCGGCCACAATCCGCTGCTGTGGAGGTCTTGAATGATCTCAACGGCGATCTGGTCAACCTGTACCGGGTGGTGCAGAACCACCTGGAGGAATTTGTCCGGCAGTTCAAATGGGCGCTGTCGTCCCGCCAGATCTTCGAGTGGCAAAAGATGGCGAGACCGGAGACACTGACCGATATCCAGCGCGCCGCCCGGTTCTTCTACCTGCAGCAGCACGCCTTCGGCGGCAAGGTCACTGGGCAAACGTTCGGTACCGCCACCACCGGACCTGCCATCAACCTGCTGCGCATCGAGGAGAACCTGTCCGCCGCCTGGCAGCGGTTGGCCGGCACCTACGTCGAGAACCTGACATGGCTCGACTGCGCGCAGCGCTATGATCGAGCGCACACCTTCTTCTACATGGACCCGCCTTACTGGCAGACCGCAGGCTACGGGGTAGATTTCCCATTCGAACAATATGAGCGCATGGCCGACTTCATGCGCACCTGCAAAGGCAAGGTGATGGTCAGCATCAACGACCATCCTGACATTCGAGCCGCTTTTGACGGGTTCCACTTCGAGCGTCTAGATATCCGGTACACAACCGCGAACCAGCGGCATGGCCAGGCCGATGTGACCGGTGAGCTGGTGATCATGAACTGGGAGCCATCAGATCTTGGCCAGCTTTTTTGAGCGGGGATGGAATGGGAGTAGGTCGGCAGAACGCCGGAGATGGATGGTTTTGGCTGTCTAAAACCGCTCAAAAGCATCTCGGTTTTACTGGGCGAAAGTCTCCGAAACTGGCCGAGCCATATTAAACAGGCTCGATTCTGCAGGCCGCATAGGTCGCGGCCTGAGGTCGATTTTTTCTGCTACTGCTGCATTACCGGTCTTAGAAGGATGACGCTGGAATTCGGCTGATTTCGATCTAAGCATTACCGTCCAGGTCAATCAATTCGCCGCCAACGAAATCATCTTTTTAACTGAAGGAGAGAGCTTTGCGAGGGGTAGCGTTGGTTTAGAGGCGCTCACAGGCATTGTATTGCTGGGTGGTTGCAAAGTGAGGGCTGCAACGACATTCAGTATGTACGGGTCGAGGTGGCCGTGCCGGTACCCTGGCGCATACTGGAGGTGGCTGTGTCGGCCTGGGCGGCTGCCGGCCTGCGCAAGACGGACAGACTTGAGTGAAGGTTAGGGCGCTGTTGGCTGAACGATGGCAGCGGATCGGGTATGAAAAGCAGCTGGTTTATGGGAAGAGAAGTTGTAGGGGCGGAATCAGATAGCCATAAGATCTAGCCTTTGATGGATATCTGTAATATCGTTTTGACACTATCTTGGCTTTTTTGGGAAATCATAATGACCGTTGACGATGATGTGGTTTTAGTAACAGGCGGTTGTGCGGTCGCGGGGGCTGGTGCAGGCGTGGCTATCGGCGCCGGTTCAGCAGCAGCCACCGCCGCATCGCTTGCGGCTTCAACGGTCGCCGCTGGATCCAGCGCCGCTGCTGCTACCGCCGCCTTGGCGACGGCTGGTGGCGGTGCTGTTGCGGCTGGTGGAGCGGGAGTTGCTGGAGGAGTTTCCGCCGTCGCATCTGCCGCGGCTGCATCAGCAACGGTCCCTGTTGTTGGGTGGGCAGTGGGCGGCGCCCTTGCTATTGGGGTTGGTGGCTATCTTACCTACACTAAGTTGATCAAACCGAAATTTGGTCGTTAGATCGCCGGTTACCTTGGGCTGTATGCGGGAAGCATCGACCTGACTGACTTTAATGCAGAGTCGGTCGGCGGTGCCTCGCCGGAATTCAAGCGTTGCGTGCGTCTGACTCAGGACCTGGCCGAAGTCGACGTCTTTAGCCAAGCGGCCGCACGGAACATGGTGAAAGCCGTCGACGGTCTGGCCGAATTGAAATGACGCTGCCCGTGCGTGCGCTCTGGAAGATCGAAGACGGCATTTACGACATCGCCTTGGGCGTGATTCGCCACCTGCTGGCAGTAGGTGGCGCTTTAGGCCTTGGCGGTTGGGGTCAATTGATGAGAGTGCTTTGGCTGAAGCCGTTTAGTGCCTGGGCTTCGCATCTGATGATGCCGTCTTACGTTTGCAGCTTGAGCAACCAGCGTGATCTTGACCATGCCGTGACGAAGGGGATGCTGGCATTCTTGATCGGCGGTTCGGTGGTGCTCCTGACCAAAGGCGTGTTTCTGACTTTCCTGATCTACGCCGTCATCTCGGCGGGCTTTTTCATCCGTGAAATCGCACGGTGGCTGAGCAGTGTCAAACCAGCAAACAACGGACACCCCCTACACGATTCAGGAGTCGGAAGGTTCTCGGACGAGGAGCTGTACTACGTGATGAATGCACCCGCCCCGTCTCTGACTGGCTACGCCAAGTACGATGACGACTGGGTCCATTGAATTGAATGTTTGGGTGTTCAATGATTTTTGTGTTTTGTTTAGTAGTATGAGGGAAGTTAGATGTTGGTCGTAATTTGCATTTTTGCTGTATTTTTTGTTTCTTTAGTGCTCGTCAATTTTTGTAAGGCTCGGTACTCGCGGGCCTCTGCAGTATCTAGTTTTGCTACTATGGTTGTTGCAGTTGGTGCGGCAGTGGTCGCGAACAATCAGTTGGAGGAGTCAAGGGTAAATTCTGTTAAGGAGTTGTATAGAAATTATTTGGAAATGGCGTTCGCTAATCCTAAGCTTTCCGCGGCATCTTACCCGATTCATGATCCTGTTTATAATTCGTTCAAGTCTGGCGAGGATCTTGAGAGGTATGAAAACTATGTTGGCTTTCTAGTTTTTGCGGCGGAGGAAGTATTGGAGAATGATGAGCTCAGGAGTGAGCGTGGATGGTGCGAGACAATCAGGGATCAGTTTAAGTATCATGCACTGTATCTGAGTGGCGATAGGTATAACATTAATCAATACTCTTCTGTTGTGGATAAGTTGATAATTGAAGCTATTGATATGTATATGCTTGAAGTGAAGATTTCGACGCCCGGTGATCACTCATTAGAGAAGTCGGAACTGCAAAATCTCCAGAAGAATTGCCAAGTGTAAGGCCGCTTGAGGGCATTTGATAGAGTTGGACGGTTAGACTCAAGGGGTTTGAAAATCGGTTCCAAAACTGAAACGGCGATCCTTGCAGTTTGCGGCATGTAGCCTTGCCCTATCGTCTTTGTTTTGGAATCGATTTGACTGCGTAACCAGCATGGACTAGTCGTTTGTACCACGGTCTTGAAAACCGTTGGTCAAAATCAGATGCGAGGCTTGTGCGGGCCAGAACGCGGACACCTAGCCAGCCAGGTTGAACACTATCGCAATTGGCGGATGTAGACCTCAGCGGACATTTGGAAAAGTCCGCTTAGGTCAAGGGGCTATAGTCCAAATGTAACGCTGCCGATGAGGTGGAATATATTTGGTAAGCTCATCATCCCAAATACTGCGTAGGATCGGTGAGTGATGATGCTACAAATGCTTTCTGGCGCTTGATGCATGGTTCACAAATACCGCAGTGCTGTGTGCCGTCGGCCGAACAAGAGCGTGTTGAGATGAAAGGAACACCAAGTTTATGACCCATCGTCAAAATCTCGGACTTTTCCATTTCAATGAAGGGGAGGCTGAATTCAAACTCGACACCTTGCAGCTCGCTTATCCCAACGCCCCACTGTCTGAAATACCCTGAGGGGTTTGTAAGTCCCGCTATATCGTCTTTGTGCAAGCCGCTTACCAATAGGTTGATGCCGGCCGATACGCAATATGTACTGGCGATACCGAATAATCCGTGAGGGCAGTTCCCTACGCCACCACCTCCTCCAGAAGTCTTGAACCCTAAGGGAATAACGGCCTCTGGAGTGAGGCCTAGGAATAATCTCTTCAGCCCTGTAACATCTACCGTCTCAAGTGATACGTCAAATTCTCTTGCAATCTGTCGCGCGGCAGCCAATTCAAAGTCAGCTGAGCGTTGCCCATAGTCAAAAAAGATTGCATAGGTTTTAAAACTCTGGACTGCACTAGCGAGCGCAGTGGCAGAGTCAGCACCGCCAGACAACATCACCAATGCTTTCTTCAT